CAACAGACTTATTAAGGTTAACATCAGCCAGACCAGTGGTAAGGACTAAGCCATTAAGAGTTGTATCAACAGACTTATTAAGGTTAACATCAGCCAGACCAGTGGTAAGGACTAGGCCGTTAAGACTCGTACTGATATTGATTTCAGCATTAACAGTAGATTGACCAGTGGTAAGAGTTAAGCTCTTAAGAGTTGTGACTACTTCTGAATCTGTGGTTAAATTAGCCTGACCCGTGGTAAGGACTAGGCTATTAAGATTCGTATCGATATTAGTTTCGGCATTAACATCAGCCAGACCAGTGGTAAGGACTATGCTATTAAGATTCGTATCGATATTAGTTTCGGCATTAACATCTACTGGACTAGTACTTAATACTAGGCTGTTAGGAGAAGTGGTTATCTCACTATCTATCCTAATACCAGATTGGTTAGTTGTAAGAGTTAGGCCGTTAAGACTCGTACTGATATTGATTTCAGCATTAACAGTAGATTGACCTGTGGTAAGGATTAAGCTCTTAAGACTGGTACCAACAACCTTGTTAAGGTTAACGTCCGCTAAACCAGTGGTCAGAACCAGACTATTAAGACCCGTATTAATATTCGTTTCTGAGTTTACTACTGCTTGGCTAACGGATACTAGTAGGGTGTTAAGGGTAGTGGATACATTGGTCTCGACATTAATAGAGGCACTGTTAGCAGCTAGTATTAGAGAGGTGGTGTTAGTTACAATCTCTTTACCTGCGTCCCCTACTGGAAATAACTGTAAGGTGTCTTGGAAGAAAACTTCATAAGGATTCTTAGCCAAGGCTTGTGCAAGAGCTTCACCCCCATCGGCAATATAGGCACAGATACCTACTGTACCCTCATGCAAATTACCCGTGAAGTAGTTTGTCCGACCTATCGCAAGGTTAGTGTCAGTACCATGGTTTATGGTAATACTAGTCTTGGTTCCTGCTAGTACCCCATTAACCCAAAACTTCATAGTTCCATTGTGAAGCATCCCAACAAGCTTATAAGCTCTACCTACAACAACTGCTTCACCCCAAATTATGGACTCCCATGTATCCCCTACGGCTCCGAGAGCAAAATCTAGGTCTCCTGTAGTCACCTGTAACTCAAACGCTGCATTAGCAGCATTAGCACTTATATCCCTAGATATATGACCGAAGGGGGTACTGGTCGTAGCAGGTATGATATTATCAAATGTAACCTCTGCATACATAATGAAGTTATCACTATAGAATCCCGAGTCACCACCTAAATCAATAAAGTCATCAGAACCATCAAACTGTACCCCTACTCCTAGTTGGGATAACTTTTTAAATTCTCCTGTAGCACTAGTAATAAACCTGTTACTTACCTGATCAAAGGCTCTATTCCCTGTAGTACCTAAGTTAACAAAAGTCTTTAGCTTCTGTTGACTTAAGATAGAAGGATGGAGATTGGTATGAGTTTGTGGACGATTCCTATAAGGGCGATTAATTACGACTAGACCAGCTGCAAGAGGTTTTGCAATTACCACTTGGTTTGTTGAGAGTACCAAGGTAGTAGTACTAGTAGCTACCAACCTACTAAAGTTAACATTAGCCTGACCAGCCGTAAGAGCTAGAGTGTTGAGGCTGGCATTTACAAACTTATTAAGGTTAACATCAGCCTGACTGGTTGCCAGAGTTAAACTATTAGTAGTTGTGACTATCTCACTACTGAGACTAAGAGAGGCCGGGTTTGTTGTTAGTACCAGAGTATTAACTGATGTTTCTATATTAGTTTCGGCATTGATACTAGCGGGTATAGTTGTGAGGATTAAACTATTAAGGCCAGTAGTTACACTGGTCTCTGCGTTCACACTAGCTTGAGGGGTTGTGGATGTTAAAGTTACAAGGTTAGTAAGTATGAACTTATTAAGATTAACATCGGTGGGTATGGTTGTGAGTACTAAAGAATTAACTGTTGTGTCTATAGTAGTCTCAGCATTGACCACCGCTTGGTTACGAGATAGTAATAAGGCATTAATATTTGTGCCAATATTAATGCCTGCATTTACGTTAGGAGGATTGGGGATTAATACTAAGAGAGTTATGGCACTAGTAACCACAACATTTGATGTTACAGTTACTGTATTTGTTACTAGCGTAAATGTTTTTACACCAGACACAACATTAATAGCAGCGTTTATCTCTGCTGTACTAGCGGCAAATGTTAAAGAGGCTGTATTAGCTACAACCCCTGTACCAGCACTAGCCGCCGATGGTATAATTATACGTCGTTTGTATAACCTAGGGTTATGTCGGCGACGGTATACCCCATAGGACATTACTATCCGCCAATTTCTTCAAAGACTATCATACCAGAACAAGTTATTGAATCAGCCGGAGCGTCATTTAAGGACAGAGTCCAACGGTCACTCGGTGAAATGACGGGCTGTTCCTCTGGAGTGTAGACCATTTCGATAGGCATACGAACATTGAACCCATATTTTTCTAGTAGGTCTAATGTACCAGTACCTACTACCATACGTGTTGTGTTATTTCGTTCCACCGTCGAACTAGCCGCTCCGTCACCATTATCAATTGGCTGAGGTGTAACTGCTGCCCCACCTGAACCACTTGTGACTGTGCCATCACCACGAACTGTTTCTATCTCAAGAATTTCTTCCTCTGCATCTCCTACATCAGTAGTTTGAAATACTGACCACTTAATAATCTTCACTATACCCGTGGAGGGGGCAGCAATCTCAAATAGGTCTTGTGCTGCGGTTATTGCAATATCTTCAAATACTGCTGTGTATCTTCTTGCCATTTTCTCTTACCTCGCTAATAAAACTTGTTGTCTAGTTGTACGTCTTCGTATAGGTGGGTGGGACATAGTCATATAGTTGATCGTAATCTTCGCTGCTTGGCTTGTGCTGCGGTTATAGGTCTGTAGTTGCCACCGGTAGCTGGCAGGAGACCCATTCTCCTTCCAGACTACACCTAGAGCATTACCCGATACCCACCCATCTCTATTCACTATCTCCTGAATAAGGTCTGCAGCGTCATACAAGGGTATAAACTCCTCATCCCGGTAATCCCACTCGCCGTCATATTTCTGGTCAACGAACGCCGTTGTCTGTGCTATCTGTGAGGGACGGTTAGATGCCCCGAAGGCAGCGAGATCATCGACAGCGAAGCCGTACATTAATGTCTGGGGATCGATGCCTACGCTGGACTCCCACTTACAAAACACCTCAATGATAGCCGACAATATCTTAGCTCCTTTTGGAACAGCAACACCTGTCCACGCCATCCCCATGTCGTGATCTCCGGTGTCGCCCCCCACGCGGATACCATCTGAGTCAAACCCATCCTCATCCCACGTTGTATCATCGATTTCTTCACCATCACGATCATTGGCACTAACTTGGTATGTAACTTCAGTGATCGGCCTTGTAGATAACCTCCCCCAGTAGCCGAGAATATTCCAGTCAATGCCTGCGCTGCCGATAATCCCTTCAGTTCTACCTAAGGCATCACACTGGACAAAATGGAACATGTGCTGATCCATATTACTATTAGTAAAGGCCATGTCGGTCGAGCCTCTCGTCTTAACAATATGATTCGCTTGAGCGTAAGACGCCTCTGCCTCTACGATTATACCCTCCACACCGGGCATGGGGTCCATTGGTTGAAAATACGTCTTGTCGTCTGCGAGGTCATTAACCACCCCATTAGTATACATGGTAATGCCTTTAGTGAAGTATCCAGTCAGGTAGCAAGGGTCGCCTGTCGTTACCTGATACCCCTCCAGAATCTCACTGCCATCCACCCCCACGACCATTCCTATATGACCGTACTTCTCTCGGAATATGCTATCCGTGCCACCATTCTTTCTAACACCATAAACGCTGTGTCCCCCTCCTCTGAAATTCAAGATTGCAGCAATCGCTGTATCTCCCCCGGTGTCACCAGATATATCATAATCGTTCCATGTACTTGCCGATCCAGTTTGTATATTCGTAAGATTGGTGAAGTACGTCGCTTCATCCTCTGTATAACCTACTAGGTAAACCGCTGATAGAGACTTAATGTACATCTCAAATATGTTGGAGCCATCGATACCACACAGGAAAAAGACGTGTTCACTCGTATCAGAGTAATACTCCAAGGCATCCGTGCTGCCATTCTTGCGCCAGTGTTCACTGCCGGTGCCCTCTGTTGTGAACCTACAAATTACACCTGTAGCATTATCCGACACATAGCTGGAGACATCAATATCCTGCCATGAACCGGCTGTACCCGGCGTGATATCAACAGGAGTGATGAACTTCGTGGTCATCAGTCAAGAATGATGTCATGGTTGAGGGTTTCCTTTACACGTAAGATCAGTCGGTTCCGAATCTTCTTAGGATTAACCCCATACTGTTGGGCAGTATCAATTATCCACTGACGGGACTCCGATGATTTGATGTGTAGCACAGCATCCTTGTCCGTGTTCTCGTCGTAGTCCGATGCAGGTATGACTTCGGGTTCTAACAGGTTGACCTTGTGGAACAGAATATTGTGTATATGGAATAACATCCCATGCAGAATTTGGAACTGCTTTAGTGATTGTGTCGCGTTCACGCGCACGTCAAAACCCTCCCATGGTTTAGATACACCATGTTTCCAGCCGTCTTCTGATCTAACACCCTCGGATATATAAGTCCCATAGTAGGCATCCTCTAACTCATCATGTAACTCATTAGTAAGTACATCGACTTTCTCACGTAGTCCTTGATGTTTCACTCCAATAAAATTTCTTACTCTACTCATATTATGTGTACCCCGAATTAAGACAATATAACGTTATTAGCCAGAGGTGAAGGTAATTCCTCGATACTCTAAATGATTATTAGTCCCTGTGGCATGTAGCGCCACTCCAGTGTTATTTCTTACTAGAATAGTCCACTTGGCAGGCATTATCCCTCCAGTTGCCCCCGCAATACTAAACCCCCCAAAGGGGAAGTCTGAGTTATCATCCGTAGAATCTACGTCCACCGACCCTAAAAAAATCAAGTTATTTTGGCCATTAACAGTGGTACTACCTGTAGTCCCCCATGTAATGTCTGTGTCTCCAGCATCACACCCAGCTGCAAACTCGGTACCATCCCAAGATATATCCAAGTAAAAGTCCAAAGTACCATCCGCTGTGACTGTTCCTACTTGAATGGTACCACCCACCATGGCATCAACAAACTTATTAGTTTGGTTATCCACAATAGCACTGGAGGCAAAGGTGTTGTCTCCATTACCATCTAACGCCGTTACTGGTATGTCTGTTGTAGTACCATAAGAAATATTAGTTGTTGCCATGGCTCTTACCTTTATGAATGTTATACCGCTAAAAACGGGACAATACTGTCCCGTTTTTTAAACTTTACCTCAAGCTAACTAGATATTAAGTAATAGTGAAGATACCACCAGCTGCCCAAGTGATTGTTAAGTCACCAGCCGTCATGTCAACCGGCCCACCTAGTTCTATAAAACCAATGGCTGCATCACCAGCATCTGTATCATTATACAAAAGACCCCAATAGGCATCGACATCACTGGAAGCGTGTTGCGCCCACGTAGGATTAGTAGCTGAGTCCATCTTAGTAACACCTGATGTCTGAGTAATCACAGTACCCCATGTGCCCAGTGAAGTTCCACCTAAGGTATAAGAACCGGCTGCTCCTACTTCTGTGTAGTCACCAAGGGCTGGAGTAGTAGCTCCTATAACAGGAGTTACTGTGTTATCTAGGATGGCACACTTAATATCATCAGCAGCTTCCCAACCACCATCGAGCATATATGCCATCGCTTCGTCAAAAATTAGTACGTCACCTGTAGCCATCTTTTAATTCCTCTAATCTATGAGTTATTTTAGACCACAAGATTTTCGTAGTCATAGTAATTTTGGAGTGTCATAACACTCATAGCTAGGGGATACCACAGGAGGGGAGCTGTGTCAACAGCGAGGGGGAAAGACTACTAAGGTTTTTTACGTACCATGAAGGTAGAGTTTTGGCTTCGGTTATTTAAGTACCGAGTTCTTTTAGAGGCTTCTTTGAGGTTATCAGAATGCTCATTCATTTTAATGAATTCTGATTTCCATATTTTTATAAGCTCATATTTACTATCCCCGGGTAGGCCTCGGAGAGGGGTGTCTAGTTCATCATCTGCTACAAATTCCTTAGGCCGCATATCTAAGTACTCCATGTTTTCTACGTAGTTTGGCTAAGGCTTCTTTATGTATTTGCGATACCCTCGACTCTGATACGTTTAGATACACTGCTATCTCTGTCATAGTTTTCTCATATCTATACATACCACGTATAACTTCTTTTTGTTGATCCTTCAACATACCAACAAGTTCTTCTAATGGTACCTCCGGTTCTTCTGGGTCTGTAGAGTACAGAGATAGGTCAGCTCTGGAAGATTCTGTGTCCTCAAGTGATAACTCGAAGTGCCGTATAGTGTATATTTCCTTACCCTTGACTTTCTTTACACCGCCTATTTTCCTGACTTCATCCTTAACCGCTCCGCTAACTCTCATACCACTAAGAGCTAAGAAATCCTCAGAGGTACCATTTTCCATAGGTTCATAATTCTTCATCATGTTTATAAGGGCTAGCCAGCCTATTTGAATAGCATCGTTTGGGGGTAGAACCCAATCATACTTTTTCCAAGTTATCAAGCATGATCTAGCTACATGTTCGTGGTAGTTAGCGTATAGTTCTTCATTGGACATATTTTTAATTTGGTTCGTCATAGCTGCTGAGTATATCACTTATGATCGAGTTACGCACTATATCATTGCGTTCAAATTCAACTATTTTTACTGACGACATCCAGTCAATCTTATAAATAACATCTTCTAGCCCATTTTGGCCTCTAATATCTGTCTGGTCATTATCCCCAGTTACAACCATCTTAGAGTTATGCCCTATTCTGGTTAGGAACATTTTCATCTGTTCGGGGGTGGTATTTTGAGCTTCGTCTAAGAGGATATAGGAGTTATTGAAGGTTTGGCCTCGGCAGAAGCCTAGGGGAATAGCCTCGATCTTTCCAGCCCTTACCAAAGAGTCAACATGTGACTTCCCCAGTATCTCATTCATAATCCCTCGAACCGGAGCTAACCAAGGAGCAAATTTATCGTGTATCTCCCCGGGTAGGTGCCCAATACTCTCCCCAGCTTCGATAGAAGGTCTGGAGACTATGATTTTGTCAACCTTATGTTCATGGAGGTATTCACAGGCCTTACTAACCGCACAGGCCGTCTTTCCAGTGCCTGCCGCACCATAAGCTATTATGATCTCTGAGGAGTCTAGGTGATTAAAGAGTTGTTTCTGTTTATCGTTTTTCGCTGTGAAAGGGTTGTATTGGTTGTTAGTGAATTCTTTATCTTCTCGCTTGCGTGGCATTGATAACCTCTCAAGATTGGATTGCCTTTATTACCGTTTTAGTACTTTACCTCTCCATTTAAAACCTCTGGCATGCCCTTCATCTCCGAAGTCCGCTGCAATACCTTCACTGACCAAACGTTCTAGTGCTGCTTGGTGGTTCTCACCAAAGATTACAGGAGTCCCTGTTAACTGTTTAGCTAGCTTCATGTCAGAAGAGGTCGAAGGAACTACTATATCTTGTATAGTAACTTCATTTAACATTTCTTCTACCGTTTCCGTATACCTTTGGAAGGTATCAACAGGGGCTTCAGACTTTTTACTCTTTGAGGATTTTTTAGTTTTAGCCATTACTTATCCGCCTTGGTATCGATTTTATTTTCTATGCGATCAAGTTTATCGAATATGCGATCATTCAAGTCCTTGAAGTCTCTTTTGGAAACATAGTTTTCGGGAAGGGTTACCGCGAGGCCAGACACCTTGTCGTATATCTTTTGATCCTTATCTCTAAGGTCTTTGATAGTTTCGAATAGAACTCTCATAAGCCAGCCAGCCCCCATAAGAATAACGGAAAAAGAAACATTAAATAACATTTGATAATCAGGCATAGTATTTCACTTTAAGTAATGCTGGATTGATTTTAATAGTGTGTAGTTCCTCTCTTCTACCAAAACATCTAAAGGTTGTCAAGTCACTACCTAAAGTAGTACTTTCCGCCTATTACAGCAAAGTCCTCTCCTATAGTGGCCATTTCGAATATAGTTTTACACTCCTCGGTGTCCACATGTGCTATTACAAAGCCCTCAGACCACTTCTCACCCATGGCATAACTAGCATCCCGTCTGTGTCCACAACCACTCTGAACCCACTGGAAAGAGCCGTACGTTTCGTTGTATAGGGTTTCTACCTTCTCTTTGTGGTGATGACCGTTGATACCGGGCATTCCGAGGTGTTTCCCCTCCGGATGATGGTGACATATGAAGCTGTTGTAATAAATTTTGTAGTTCTTAGCTATCTGCTGTTTTACATTTGTTTTCATGTACGCCGACATGTCTGCTTTGGCAATATAGTTTATTTCGAACTCATCCAAACCTAGTAATTTAGGAATGGTGAATCCATGGAGATCAGACAATACCACTTTTAAGGCAGGGGTGGCATCAGTCAGATGTTTTAGTAGTCTAAATTCATGATTACCTTCAATGAAATCGAACTGGGTATCCGGACAAACCTCACGAAGAGGCGCAAATATTTCTTCATGTACAAACTTTATACGTCCTACCACATCCCACTCTCTGGGGTCTACAGCAAATCTACTGAACTCTGCAAGATCAAATATATCTCCATTGAATACCAAAATATCTGGTTGTAATCTTTTAGCTGTATCAATCAGCACTTCTAAAAAGAATTCATCACATTCTATGTCATGTAAGTCGGAGCAAACCAAAACAGTTTTATACCTGCCATCAGTGGGATGCAAGTAATTTTCTGAGTAGGACTGTCTCTCCTCATTAACCTCACGATACTTATCAATGGAGGCATGCTTAGCAATCTGCCTCTCCATTTGTTTTGCAGCCCTATCAAGTGTTAAGCCTGCTCTCCCCTTAAATTCTTGAAAGGTACCAAAAAATTGGTTCCATGTACTTTCAGATATCCGTGAATGATTACGAAAGTAGTTTCTGGTAATAACCTTAGTCTCGTCAATTTCTGCTATTCTTCGGAGTTCATCAATACAGTCTTGAGCAGTCCAATCCTCATGGTACTTTCGTTCATTCTCGGAAATGGGGCTATCATACTCTTCAACGTAATACTTCAAGTATCTTCTGACGGAACTTTCTGGGATGCCTAGCCGTCTACCTGTCTCGACATTACTACCACATTCTAGAAATACTTGATGCACTTTTTTAAGTACTTTTATACTAGGTCGTTTATTCGCCATCTTTATCCTCCGGTTTTTTTATTTCTATTATTTCTACTTCTTCAGGTTCTTGTTCGATTATCACACCTTCCACAGTTTTGGTCTCACCACCGGGCAAGGTCATATAAATATTAAGGTTAGCAGCTTTTGCCTCAGGCGAGGCAGCTATTTTAGCACTAGCTTTTTGTGCAGCACTACCGCCCGCTTCAGCTAGTTCTGAAACAAATTTTAATGTCTTATTCTTTTCGGCTGGGGGAAAGTCTGGGTCTACCATCCACACGGGGACTAAGGTGTCTAGGTATAATTCTAACTGAGCTTTAGCTTTCTGGCGTACCACTGAGGTACTATCTTTTATCTCTGATATGAAAGCTCTAACTTCTTCACGGAATAACATCTGTTGGGAAAACACTTCTATGTCTTGCACTGTGATGTCAAAGTGCTCAGCTATTTCTTCAAGGGTGTATAGTGGTAGATCACCACTAGATTCATACTCTGCAATATGCATAGGCAGCAATGCAGGCCACTTATTCATGGGCACGATATCTCTACTCATGAAAGGTCATCTCTTAAAATTTGGAAGGGGGGTTTAGGAGCCGGGTTAGATGCAGCCCAGTCTAGGTATTCTTCTACTCTGGTCATGTCATCTTCATTACGCACGACAAAGGAAACACCACCAGCCTTATCGATCTCGTCCATATACTCCGCTTGCTTAGGTGTAGGCTTCTTTCTGCCTGTGCGGGGTTTGGTTTCAATGACTATAATATGCCCACGGTGATGTACTTGAAAGTCACTGATACCTACGTTGGCTCCGTATGGGTGTGGCACTATCATTTTGTAGAATATGCTTCGTTTGTTAAGTCTTTTCTTGACCATGTCTTTGACAAGGCCTTCGGGGGTTTTCGCCATCCTAGATGTTCTCCAAACCAAAATATTCAGCAATAGTACTATTATTTACTAATTCCGTCAATAGCTTACTTAATAATATTAAGAGCAGCCAGTTTAGCTTTTCTCTCAATCTCATCAAGGTTAGTCTTACGAAGGATAGTGGCTGTCCCCCCACTATTATCAATTAACTCATAAGTACCGCGAACATTAAACTCTCCCCCGGTAACTGTACCATCCAAGATTAGCGTTCCTGAGTTGAAGTCTATCGAAACGGGATCGGCACCCGCTTTATTAACAAACTTAATACCTCCACTATAATCACGAACCACACAAGCATAGCCAGTTACATCCATGTCTATTTCTGGGGTGGCTGTACCAGCATAACCCGAGTAGCAAGAAAGGAAAAAAGATTGGGCATTAGCTAGTTGTTGTGGTGCAGGTAGGTTACCACAAAGTTCAATTGTACCAATAAGCAAACATTGGTGTGCCACCCCTTGAAAGTCTATAATGTCCTCCATAACACTATCACGTATAACTATCTGACCATCCAAATTCCCTGTTAAGTTTATATTGTCAAACTGACATAAATTAGTAGAGGCACCCTCTAAAACAGTCACTTGGTTTTTTGTAGCATGGTGCCCGGAGACATGGTACCCATCAAGATTAACAGTCGCAGGGATTTCGATATCCTCTTCTATTTTTAATAATACTGTACCAATACTAGCGGCAATCAGCAGAGCGTCTGGGATGTTACTCACAGGAGATTCGGGAGTTCCAATCGGGTACAACGTTCCAGCTACACCATTGTTTTGGCTGACGGACACCATATTTTTATAGGCTAGCTGTTTTATAGTCTCCCCAAAACTTCCTGCTACCACGCCATTAACTGCTTCCTCCCAAACAGCCGTTGCCGTTGCAGAGGCATTTTCAGCTGCTGTCGGTATACCGAACTGATCAAGTTGGGGAGTAACAGATGTTACAAGTGAGGATACCTGAATAGGTGTGATAGCTGCCAAGTCTTCTTCATTCAACCAAGCACTAGCATAGTCATCGGAGAAGAGAACGCCTGTAACAGCTACTTTTCTTAGGTCGATAACAACACGCCAGCCATTCACCATGAAGTAAATGTCACCAGCAAACTGGCCAGTAATCGTGGGGTCACCACCGATGGAGCGAATTGGGAAGTCTATAATACCACTGTTTTCTCTGAGCTTGAACCACTCTTTTAAGTCAGAGTACAGGTCTATCTTAATATCAAATTCTGTTACAGCCGAGTTTATATACACAAGCTTCGTGTCCGTATGGACAGTTATCTTGTGCCTAAGACTCCAGTAGTCGTTCTGGTTATGTACGAATACATTGACGAACATTTAGTCAACCTCATGCCAGTCTGCTGTTGTGCTTATATCTGTTGTTGCACCAGTTAGTAATGTAGCTCTTAACGTGTAGTGATCATAAAGTGTTATATCAGCCTTACGCTGCATCACCTCACCATCATGAGAAAATACTTCCGACAAGTCTATGTCGTGTGGATCACCGACCCCTATAAGGATACTAGATATAACTATACCACCTGTCGCAGTAGTAGCTGCCGTGTCAAACTCTACAGAACTATCAGAACCGGGGTCACCTGTCCATGTGGGTGTGCCACCCAACGTAGGGCTTTTAACCAACTCTACGAGAATAGGTTCAGCGGAGCTGAATATATGTACAGTCTCACCATAGGCACTAACACGATTGTCGAGTGAGTTATATGTTTGTTTTGATCTAAATGTTACTAATGCTGTATTAGCTGCTGTCACGGTTTGGTTCAGTCTACTACCAGAGAAGTGATGCTCTCTAGGCTCGTACTCGCCTTCTGATTTAACGGCTGCACTCCAAACTCTGAACTCACTGGTAGAACCGGCTGTGCCTGTATTCTCTTGAGCTAAGCAAATGGGTAGTCTACCAACACGCATAAATGGAAGGGCATCAAGGTTTGTGTTATGTTGGATGTGACATACCACTCGGTCGCCATTAATGCTGACACCAAATCGGATAGTACCATTAAGCTGGAAATCCATCCAGAAGATATTAACGTTTGTTAAATCCAGTAGTGCCCCGGAAACATTCTTAGAGTTTGCCGTACCATCAAGTCTATCCTCTGACCATGCTGTCTGAGCCACTTTTGTTTCGATTACAGACCCACTGGAAGAATTTCTTATATAGGCATTAAGAACTGTATCTTCTAATAAGAAGTAAATTCCATTGCTAGCATCTCCATACCCCCACACCCTATTAACATTCGTCTTACCAGCATCACCAACCGTGCAGGCTATTTCAACCAGCTGTGATCTACCCACTTGGTAAGTATAATAAGTATTACTCGTTCTAACTACTTTATCACCAGAAGGTGTGCCTGTAGAGAGCAGGATACCTGATCCATCACTCTCGAAGCTTACAGAGCCAGTACCCACTATATCATCATCAAAGTGGTCTGCCTCATCAGTATAATGAAAATCGAACTCACCCAGTGTGGTCTCTTGACTAACCTTCAGCTTACCAAAGCCATCAAACTGTGGAGCACCTTCGGCGAATCTTACGAATGCCTGACCTTGAACATCAACAGATTGTCCATAAGTTGGGTTGTTTCCACCAACAAGAATACTACGGCCAATATACACACAGTACCCTGTAACTACGGTAGCTTGGGGGCTGGCACTAACATTTAATGTGGCATCAACAGTATTGGTAGATGCCTCGAATCCGGGCAGTAACATAACAGATAGTACACCAGATGTAGACGTAACATTATCTACTGTGTCTCTTATTACTTCGCCTTCAAGCCCGGAGATACTATCCACAACAGTATCGCCGACTGAGAACGAGCCGGTTTTGTCTTTATATTCTATATCCCAAGTATGGATGAACCCAATACGGTCACCAGTGGACTCGGGTAGAATTCTACTATACGTTCTACTGTTGACTGCGGCCATCTAATTATCCTCTATCCACCGCTGCGGGTGAAGGCTTATACTGAACACGGAACTCTTGGAGAAGAGTATCCATATTAATGTTTGCTATTTCTAAATTTGTAACACGATCTACGAGTTGCCTGTTCTCTTCAACTAGTCTGGCTATCTCATTCTTAGCACTGACCAAAGACCCCTCAGCCATATTCTGTGCATTCTGCGCCTCTCCCAATGCCACTGCTAATTCTGCTGCTTCATCCATTTTCTTCTCCTTGGTATTTTACATCTTATAATTAATTCCAAACAACTGGCAGGTATCGCATAGTTTTCCCAATAAATCAAGGGGGCAATTATGCAGGGTCGGTGCTATTTCTATCAAATCTCTGCTGTATAGGTAATGATGCATCCGTCGCTGGTACAACATAGCCTTTCTTGTGTATTTCTTCGTAATCCACATGGAATATCTTATAGTACGTGTCTGTTGTGGCTAAAGCACTCCAAGTGAAGCTTCTATCATTAGCACTACCAGCTGTGGCGTTTTCTATGCCTCCTACGACACTACCATCAGAAGTTTTATACACCCTAACTTCTGTGTTGTCCCTCATACCAGTGAATGTAATATTAGTTGTGGTCGGTGGTGTCCATGTAGTACCAGAATTATCAGTCAGATAATCTAAAGTCCCAGCACCAGCATTTATAATGAAGATACCCTTACTGTTAGACTGCTTAGTATAAAAACTAGAGCCAGTGGTATACAAAGCTTGAGTTTGGGCACTTCGGCACCATTCCCAAATTAACTCTCCATCAGCACTTAAAGTTGTCTCAGTAGTCTTAGCCGCTATATAGTCATAGACAACTTGGTATGTTTTGGAGTTGGCGTCTATATGGATTGCAAAAGGTTGCTTTGAGCTATTTGTATACGTGCCAGAGAATGTTCCTGCGGTACCACCGGTACGCGAAAATGTATCATTGTCGGCTATAGCGGTAGCATTACGAGTGTCAAGATGAATATCCCCCGCTGTTGAGTCCCCAGACATAGACTCCGTGATAGTCCCTATAGCTCCCGAAGGGGCGAAAGTTAGTATCATACCTACTGCTAAAGTTCCCGACCCAGAAGTGAAAGCGAATAATTCTGAAGGATTGGTATCCTCATTCCAAGTAATACCAGAACCATTTGTTAATGCCGTAGCTTGAGTGGTTTCAGAAATATTAGTATCACTACTTAAAACGATGGCCCCTAAAAACTTATCTGTGGAAACCTGAGCTGCCACAAAAGGTAAATATAGCCATTTACTACACTGCAGGGCATGACCACCATATGTAGTTGTAGCCGAATTAGTCTCATGGTACTTATAGGTGAAAGCATCCTCTGCATACCCATCAACGTCGGTGGTAATCTCGACAACAAGATCAGCTAGTTGGGTGTTCTCATAGATATTAACCAAGGCGTCTTGGAGCTTAGTACCATCGGATTCCTGTACTGTCGTTTTAATAGACCGTTGATCATAAACATAACAAAGAGTAGAAGTACCATTCCAGTCTAGATCCGTATATGTTACCACAGTCCACAATGGGTCAATTAGATACCAAGTTTTGTTTTGCCTTACGGTAAGAACATTTGTCACACCAGAAAAAATAATCGCTTCTAAGTTGCTTAACGTCTCCGTGGTGGTGTCAGCCGCCGAGTCTAAGGCGTGGATATTTGCGATAACCAACCCATCAACAATCGTACCAGCATTCACTCTCACTATGGACGTAGTGGCTCCTTTTCCGTAAGCCTTACCCAAGTTTATTAAAGCATCATACAGGAGCAACTCATTAGTCGCGTTTAACCACTTAGTACCATAGAACTTCATGTCAGCAGTACTAGCGTGTGTTGCTAAACTATCAACGATCTGCGCCCAGAAAAGCATGTCGTATACATAACCCTTACAACCCGCCTGAAAATCATAAATAGGCTCACCTGTGACATTATTAACAGTTAGCATTAGACCACCGTTAATATAATCTCCACCCGCCTCATAGCCAGAATAAAAGTACCCCCCTGAAGAGTTTACGAGCGTGGCATTAGCACCACTGTCATCAAGCTCGGTAGCAGCACCATCAAGCATTTGTATTCCACCAGTCGAGTCTATAGTTAAGTCATTCGTTAACGTGAAATAACCTGTTCTGGAAGTAAACCCAATACCTCCACTGGCTGTTCCGTCTTCTATGTCCGCTAGCTCGTAAGGAATATCTAACTGATCGGTAGTTTGTATGGGGTTTGTATCCCAATCCTCGTGGACGGTTAGTAGCCAAGAATTGGCTACAGTTGGTGTACCGATTGATGCTTCTGTGATACACCTTCTGATTTGAACATTAGCTGCGCCCTTGTTGATAACAATTAACCGACCAACATAACTTAGACCAATACCTAGAGTCCCATCCCCGGACTGACCATTTTCACTGGTAGTATAATCATCTGTTACGACAACAGTATTATTATTCGTTTGATCAGTCTGATCTATGCAAGTCTCACTGACTGCATGGGTTGTAATGTGCGTACCCGGCCCGGCCGCATAGGTAATAGCCATGACTAGTGGTGCTCTTTGACGTGATCTCTCATTACTCGTGCATCACCATTACAGTTCACAATAGGTTGGAGAACCTTTTCTGTAGTCCTCTCTACTATCACTCTTGGCTCAGCCATAGTAGGAAACTCAGGAACTTTTTCAACTTTTACTTTAACTTCTTCAACTATGGGGGTACCAATCTGTAGTTTGTTACCCGTCATATCAACAGCAGTATATACCCCTGTACCTAGGAGTGCACACATGACAAATGCAACAAACTTCTTATTTTCAAGAAGTGGGTTTATGTAATTTTCAGAGAATGTTTTAAACCAATCATATACTTGAGCCATTAGAACCTCCAGTTCACCGCAGCACCAACACCAGTCTTACCGTTCTCAATACCTACGCTACCATTAAGTAGTAAACGATTCTTGCCAAAACGTTTACCAACACCAAAATTAATAGCATCTTTATTATCATAACTACCCGCAGATACACACCCTTGTGTACTATACGTTCCGAAGTCGAATTGGCATTGAGCGGCAGCTATGGCCAAGGCCACACCTTCAGCGTCTCCAGTTCTGTCAACATTAGTCACATAACTATCACCCCCACCATCATAATCATAGTGATCATGATGGGGGTCACCGGCGGAAGCATCACGAGCATAAAGTATAGCAACCATTAAAATAGCAACGGCAATAAGGATGATTTTATTTAACTTCATTTCAGTTCCTTAAGCAGGGTCACTGTAGTTACGTTCTAACGGACTTGTGATCGAGAACGACAGTCCAGTAGCACGAGTGATCTGTAGGCCTTTTACAACCGCTACCTGTGCAGCTTCGGCTCCAGCAGCAACCAGTACTACGTCGGCAACACCAGTAACTCTACTACCTTGGGAGTTGTTATCATAGTCATAATCGAAACCTATTGAGGTAGCATTAATAGCTCCGGCCAAATCAGTTCCAGTGTTATTATCCACAATCAATGCATCAGGAGATGGGTAAGGATGCTCATCAACAAGAATTGTTCCTGTGTCTGCAGCAGCACCAACGGCGGTACCATCAATCTTACGAACTTCATAATCTGAGCTGGATACATTCTCTACAGTAACAACGAACAGTCCATTGTTGTCTGCGTCTGAGAAGCCACCTATTCTTACGTAGTCACCCACAACATAAACAGGCAGATCAGCGTGGACGATGTCCATGGTAGACCCGGCGTTACCTGCTGTCACGATATTAACAGAAGATGTTCTAACTGTTCTGTCATAGTACAACCAGTACTCACCATCAGTGTCATCAACCAGTGTTTGACTGAAGGTAATCGTACCAGCCGCAACGAATGGGTATGTATATTCTGTTCCGCTGTTATCAGTGAAGTACAAGTTGTTGGTATCATTAGAATCGAATCCTTCGATAACAACACCAGAACCACCACCGTTAGGATTAGTTGGGATTCCATCACCAATTTTTAAATCGGCACCAACGAATGTTAACAAGGCATCAGTTGTTTTACCATTAACCACCTGATCTGTATCATCAACATCAGCAGCCTGTCTCAACTGGTACTGAATACGTTCGTAAATTTCGTTACGTGTAGCAACCAGAGGAGTAGCTAATGTCGCTGTAAAGGACACATCTGTCGCCGAAGCGATGGTACCTGTAACAGTAATAGTAGATGTTGTGTTAGCAGTAATAGGGAATTCAGTATTCTCGTCTGCACCCTCATGGATACGCAGTGTACCACCAACGAATGCTGAGCCAGTCATACCAGCTTCAGCTGTTGTTAGTACAGAGGCAGCGCCCGGGGCTGAACCATCAACACCAGAGTGAGTACCCACATCAATAACAATACCGAAATTTCTGTTTGTGGCACTATCAACTTCACGGTTGAAGGCTTGATCGAAATAACGAATCTCAATGTCTTCGTAGTTACCAGTACCAGCCAGCGCACCTGTTACAGGGTCAGCTTTAGTGATATCAACATCAGCGTTATTAGCAAGAGGGAACTTGATGATTTTAGAAGATATGCCTGTTTCACCGGCGTTGGCCAAGTTGGCCTGACCGAACGTCTTAGCTTCAATTCGTAGGAAGGTCGTAAAGGCATTGGAGTTATCCGCAGCAACTTCGGCAACTGCATCCACTTCAGCCGTGTCAAATGAGGCCGTAGCAAAGTTAAGTGTTAGCGCTGCAACACCAGTAATAAGATAGGTACCATCATTGGCTGAGGTATTAGAAGCACGAGTAGTCATCTGACCACCGACTGCAAAACCATCAGTAATAAAAGAACCTGTAGCTCTGGTCACAGTATCCTCACCACCAGCACCATCTACATAAGTGAATGTGTCTATGCCGCTGAATTCTTCGAAGTACTTAACTGGCTCGTTAACTTTATCTGTGTAGACATAATCAACAGCAGCAGCCAAATCGGTAGCATCAGTACCAAAACGGTAGTGAGCCTGATCGCCTGCAGCATTAAAGTCACCCAAAGTAGTAACGTTAAAGTATTTCTTGATCGCATTACCATTGATATCAACCTCATCCCAACCAGCATTACGAATAAGCTGACGAGTATAAATACTGTCAGTAACATTATCTTCAGCAGGCTTCCAACCAGAGTTGTTACCAGAAGGGTCTTGACCAAAAATCCACTGTCCAGCCGCGAAAGAGATACCAACCATTGGGAACTCTGCAGTATCCATTAGGTATTGGTCATCTTTCCAACGAGCTTTCATGAATGAGTGAAGCCCCAACATGGTAACACCAGCAACGTCCATATTACCTTGTTCAAATAAATAAACCAGCTTAGTAGCTGTATCGAAATAAACTGATTTCTCAGTAGTGGCACCGGTAGCCCCAAGTGTAGTAAGAGCCTCTGCACCGGCGTTAGCTGGGTTGATACCAGAAATCTTTTTAAGAATATATTCAGTTGTTGAGGTCGTTACCGTAGTAACTTGGTACAAACCATTATTACCTGCCACTGAGTGATCACGAATTTCGAAGAACTCGCCAGCAGCCAATGCTGGTAGGTTACTACCAGAATCAGTAATAGTTGTAGCTGTGCCAGATGATAATGTGAAAGCACACGTTGGTGCTGCTGTTGATGATCCTTGGTTGCCGTCTGTAATTAATGGCATTTTGTTTACCCTCTAAGTAAGCGTTAAATATTTATGTTGTTTCTGTTGGCTCTTACCCTAGGTAATACCCGATGTTTATGAATATGATAATCCCAAATGATTATCCCAAATCTTGTCGAACGCGCTCGTACCACCAGCCCACTCAATCGTTACGTCCCCATCAGCGGCAAATGTCAGCCTGCTGATTCTCCAAACAGCTGAGGCATCGGCAGAACCGGGTGTAGCTTCAGCTTTATACATCAGCAAAGAGCTGACTTCATCAATTCGTGTAGCATATTCCACTTCTGCGGCTCCTCCGCCTGTATCTGTATTTGTAACAATATCCCCAGATACTGTGACTGTGCTACCTGAAAAATTCAAATCCCTCGTGTCGGCCTTAAACCCACCCTCGTTATAAATTCTTAAACTCGTCATGTGGACGAAATTAATGTTTACTGTTGATCCACAATCTACTGCTACTGGTGATGTAAATTTTCGGTTACCAAACGCTGTTACTATGGAGCCTGAAGCTACTGAGACAGGTGTAGAGCTTTGCCCTATATATGGTGTACCTAATGTTACTGTTGACCCTGTGTCAACACTCACAGCATCTCCGCCATAAGTTATTCCACTTGCCGCTGTTACTCTAGACCCGGCAAATATATATGCCTTCTCGGAAGGGGGGTCAGGTCTGTATACAAACATCGGCATTTTAGAATGCCAGTAAAACGTCGCCTGTAGCCGCTACGTATGTATCACCAATATTAATGGTCTTCTGCACCGGCCACACCCACTTCTCTAAAACATTACCACCACTCAATGAATCTGAAATAAACCCATGAGTAATATCACCCCAGTTACCTGTGGCGGTTGTAAAAACTATATCAGCTGTTGAGCTAATCTGCGCACCATCTATATCAGTAAATGATGGAACTGTAAAGGCTATAACTTCACGAGCATAAGAACCAGCCACTGGTTCAGTTGGTGCCGTCAGACCTGTGATGGCAGCAGTTGCTAATCCTAAATACAAAGTGACTGGGGCGGTAGGTAAATCTGTACCACGTATCCAGTTAGCCATGTATGTAGATAAATACTCAGAGTTACCTGACATTATAGTTTCTCTACATCATGAACATATAAGTTGCCCCCAGAGGCATTTTGTATTACGCTAACTCTATCTCCAACATTCACAGAAAACACCATAGGTGTATTTGCTGGTAGAGGAGCATCATTGACAGTAGCTGCCTGTCCATCAAATCTTACATGACAAAGAGTAGTAGCCATTATATATAAAGCCTCACCAGCAGCTCCTGTGTTTATTCCACCAGTCAGTGTTGCACCAGAGGGAGTATCCGAGGACGCAGCCAATGTAAAAGTATTACCAGCACGAGAAAGTGTATCGTAAGTAATTGTTAAAATTGTTGCACCATCTTCGGTGTACGTAGCCAGAGAAACTCCAGCGACCGTACTACCATCTAAAACTGTAACCATATTATCTAAAGTTAGTACTAAAGAGCCAGCTATATTAATCTGGTTGCCTATAGCACCCGAAGCTACAAATTCAAACGAGGTACCATTAATTGTAATGGTATCAGTAGCTGTTGGATTGTCGGCAAAAGTTATAGTACCTGTGGCTGCTACACCAGCAGAACTAGTAGCACTAGTTCCTGTGTAGGCTATAGGCGCATCATTAATGCCACCCGGTAAAGGCTTAACAGCTTGAACTGGGCCACCAGTACTCATTGGCATTTGAATAGGCATGATTACTTACCTTTACTTTTAGATTTAGACTTAGCCTTGGGTTTAACCGCAGCAGCCTTCGCTACACGAGCTTCTTTCTTTTCAGCAGCAGCAACAGTATTACCTGTAACTACATCTTCAGCTGACATATCTTCAGGTTTAACATCTTTAAGTTTTGGAGCTTCAGGTGCTTTTTGTGCTACTACACCTTCAATACGCCCAGCACTTATATAATCTTCAACGGCGTAGTCAGGAACATCGGCATACATACCATCTTTCTCTTGCTTCCAATCACAACCATAGTACTTTACGTCATTACGACCTTCAGGGTTAAAAAATTTACTAATCTTATAAAAAGCCATCTCTTCTTCTCCAGTTTATATTATGCGACTGTCGCAGTGCCAGCTGTTTGTATCCACGTACCATTCATAAACCTTAGTTCAGAGTACTCGCCGACAGCGCCAAATGTGATGGTAGTACCACCAGTTAAATTGTCAGGTGTTATTACTGCATCACCCGTTCCATCTTGGAGTGACATAAACACAAACTTACGCTGTGCTTCATCACCATCTAATAATCCCATTTGTTGATTTACATTTTGTGTTAAAGCTAAGTCAGTAGGGCCGTCTACAACCGTGAGGTTAATCAAAGTTTGGCCACCAGTTAAAAATGCTCCTGAAACAGTATCTGAAGAAGCAGCTAAGGTGAAAAGATTACCACCGAGACCATAACTGTCATATGTAATAGTTAGGATGGTGGCACCATCTTCTGTGTACGTAGCAAGCTGCATGGCCGCTGGAACAGTACCTGAATTACAAACTACAAGAATTTCATCAAGAGTAAGGTCTGTCGAGACTTTGATATTCACTAGAAGAGGATCGCCTATAGTACCAGCAGTTGTGGCATCTGAAGCAGCAGCAGTAAACTCTACGACAACACCATCAATAGTAATGGTATCCGCCGCTGTAGGGTTATCAGCAAAAGTAATTGTGCCAGAGGCAAGTGTACCACCAGCAGCTACTACTTCCGGCTCACCGATTTTACCTGCTCTGAAAGCAACTAAAGGTTCTTCAGCGTAAGAGTGATCAGTATATTTATATCTTGTAGCAGTCATGATAATCTCCTATTAGGCTATAACAACACCGCTGTTGGCAACAACTACCCAAGAACCACTAATGAAGCGCAATTCAGCCCAGTCACCAACAGAGTTGAACGTAATTGTAGTTCCACCTGTAAGATTTGCGGGAGTTACAACAGCGTCATTAGTTGTACGGACAGTCATATACATTAACTTGCGTTGGGTTTCGTCACCATCAGCTAAAGTCATAGCTTGGTCGGAACCTTGAGCAATACTAAATTGAGTGGGTTCTGTTAGAACAGAAACTGCACCAGCTTCTGTGATTAATTCGGGTTCACCTGTTTTACCAGCTCTAATCGCTGGGAAAGGGAAACTTGCATAGTAATGGCTTACATATCTACCTGTGGGCATATCGATTCTCCAAATGGGGTTTAGTTACTCTCTCGCATATACCACAGGGAGACTGCCCAGTCAAGAGCTAATGATCGTCAGGTAATCCTAGTGATCTATTAAGGTCTACATCAGACATTTCTTTAATCTCGTTCGAAATATGTGGGCCTTTATTAACATTGGGGTTACTACCGGTACCAAAAAATCCTGTGCCTTTCAGTATGAAGGAGGGAGCACCAACAAGTTTTCTCATTTGGAGGGAACACTTTGGACAACTTATAGGGTCATCATACTTTTTTACCATATGTTCTTCTAGTACTTTACATTCTTTACATTCATATTCGAAAATAGGCATTTATAGTTCTCCTTAAAAATACTAATGTACACTGTAATAAACTTTTGTCAAGACAAAAGAAAGCCGCCCCGGAGGACGGCCTCTTAAATCTAAATTTCTCTAGACTTAGTCTGAGATAGAAGTCAGACGTGCAATACCTTTACGGTTGAAGTTCGCGAAGTTCGCGTACTGCTTAACACGGATGATTTCTTGATCCTTAGCTTCTTGTTTACCAACGGCCTCAACCATCAGACCAGCAGGAACAGAAGCAGGATGGATACCAGCAACACCGATTTTTTGAGAACCGTCGTCGAAGTTTCCGAACCATACTGAAGTCAGAGCACCACCAGTGATAGCGGCACCATTAGCTGTTTCAACAACAGGAAGGAAAGTGTTCTTGAAGATAGGAATACTTTCATATGCAATTGTAGTACGGCCATCAGGCAGAGTTACAACCCAGTCACCCGGTGTTCCACCAAGTCCGCGAAGCAGAACTTTATAAGAACGCATTGTACGAGCAGGCATCATGCACCAGTCAACTTCTCCGTCTTTAGACAGAACCAAATCCATTGCTTCGTCCATCAGTTTGAAGCTAAGAGTTTGACCAGCATTTGTTGCTGTGAACTGACCAGAATCAGCCATGCTGTGAAGCGAGTTCATTTCTGGTGTAGAACCAGTACCAATCGCCATACCAGTTTGGAACAAACGACCAATTGATTTAGCCTTAGAGCTAATTTCAATAGCAGTTTGATCAACGCCAGCAGAAGTAGATTGAGCTTGAACCAAGCCATCCATTTCCACATCACCGATCAGTTTGGTAGCAGTGAATGTATCCTGCACGAACGTTGCAGCGGCTTTAGCGGCAATTGTTCCGGTTACAGCCGAGATATGCTCTGAATCACCAAGAGCGTTTTCACGGTTAACTAAGATAGCTTGCCCCTCATAGCCAATAAATGGCAGGGAAGCATACAGAGGGTTTACGTCGATGATGTCTTGTGCAACACCAGCAACGATTTCGTTGTTAATAAGTTTTTTAGCTTCTGCTAAAGTTTGAGAAGTCATTTTAAATCTCCTAAGTTGGAATTACTAAACTAATTTTACATACATTATAGCTTGAGCCTGACTCAACCTAAGAATTTTACGAATCTCAACCACTTATAGTAAACCGTTCTTTAAACCGTGTGCTATTAGTTGAGTACTATTCATTTTGGAGGTATCTTCGCTTCCGCGTTTACCACCAGTGTTGCCACTTCCGCTTGCACCAGCTCCTGAAGAGGCGCGACGCAAATATTTCTTTGTTTCTGACAGATTTTCTAACCATTCTGACGCTTCGATAGGTGTCTTACCATCTTTACTAAAGATGATATTGCCCATGTTGTCACGAGGTGTGGCCATGCCAGTCTCGTGATCCATAGTGAATGTATTACGTGCGGAGGTAATAACATCATCCATGGCAGTTGGTTCGAAATCTAATCTTACATACGCTTCTCGTATTTGACCATCAACTACAAGAGACGTTAATTTTTCATCTTTTTGCTTGAGAGCACTTAAGTACTCATCAATCTTTGCGTCTCTGGCTGAAAGATTAGCTTCGAAATCTTTCTTCATAGCCTGAACACGTCTTGCAACTACTTCCTCTGTCTTACCTTCTGACAAAAGTTTCATTTCTTCATTATTGTCAATTTCTTTCTGTAGCTTTTGGATTTTCTCTAAGTCTACATCATCGTACTGTGACAAGTCACTTTTTAGAGTTTTTTGTTTTTCAATCAACTCTGAATTCTTTGTTTTTAAACCAGTTACTTCTGCATCAATCTTTGCTTGAATAGCAGCCTGCATTTCTGGTGTGGACATCAGTTTAGCTAATTCAGCTGCACTATCATCGCCATCGTTGTTACTGTCGTTATCATTACTATTATCATCGTCGCCATCCCGAGGAGGAACAATCAACCAATGAGCCTTGCTCAAATCGTTTAAATCTTTCATTTTGTGTGACTCCTAAAGTCATTGTGTTAGTTTACGTTTCAGTAGTTAACACATAAAAAACAGGTTGTCAAGAGCTACTTGGTATCTTGATCGTTGTTATCATTGGTTTCTTCGGTAGTAGACTTAGCTTTTGCAAGTGCCATTTCCTCAGCTAGTATAATTTTTTCTTCTTCCTTCTTAATTTTTCTTTGAACATCCCTGCGCTCTTTCTCCAACTCAAAAGTGCTGTCAGGCGTAGCCATACCAGCCTCTTCAAGGTTATGGTAGAATAACTCAGCACTTATAGCATCTTCTTGTAAAGCCTTGGTAAGAGCATTAACCATGTTCGCATCAAGCGGTGCTTGTACCAGTTCACGATTAAGTTTCACGGATATTTGGGAAGCGTCAGCGTTCTCAGCTTCTGCAGCCCAAGTTAGTACTTTTTCTATTCCTGCTTCAGCACTAGAAACTATTTGTGAAAGGATGGCAGTCGCTGCGCTTTCTTTTGTACGTATGCCTTCGGCTGTTTCAGCAACTGAAGCTACTTTACGTGTTTCAATAAGTCTTGCACCTAATGCTGCAAGCATGTTCTCAAGTTTATCTAGAGCTTTTTCTATTGGGTTGAGACCTTGACCTGTAAATTCTATGAACCCAGCTTTACTACCCTCTGGCAAAACCCAAGCTACATCCGTACCAATATGAAAGACTTCATTGTCATCTTTATTTATATTACCAGATATGAAAGGTGTAGGCAGGGCAGAAACATGGAGGGCATTAGCATAGTCAGCACTAATTTGGTAGTGCTTCTCCATAACATTTACTAAATCAAGAATAGGTGGCTTGTCAATTTCATAATCCAAACCAGATGCAGCAATACAAGTAAACGGTATAAAAGTTATCGGTCTACCATTTTGGAGAGGCTGGATTTCTACATACTCCCAGTCACCTTCTTCAGTAGAAGCTACTTTACTCCATAGTCTTACAACGTACTCGTTGTTCTCATTTAATAGTAATTCTCTAAATGTTTCATCTTCTACCAACTCCCACTTGTCATCACCAGCTACCAACGTAGTTTCTTTTAGAACTACGAAGTCATCTTCTAGCGACCAGTTTGTTATGTCCTCGGCATCATAAATACTTATGTATGATGAGCCACCATCTTCTGACCTGTCAACGATCATGCCAGTTCTACCAGTTATCATTATTTCAGTTATGACACGAATCGCCACTTCAGTAAGAGACATGCCCGTACCGGTAGCATCTTTTCGAAGATATTCTAATTTGGGAGGGAGAGCTATAACAGGGGCTTTACGAAAGATAGCACCAACAAGACCAGCTACAGTTCTAGCAGCAGCAGCATAGAAAACAGCTCTCTTTTTGTAAGCAGTATACTTAGCGTTAGTTTGTCCTGAAAGCTTTGGTAGATAATCATCACCAGCAGCTTTTACAGTTTCTTCTCCAGCTGTAAAGTCTTTACACTTATTCCATAACGGTGAGTGAACATCATAGTCTGGGTGTTTTGTATCAATTGGCATTTGTTATTTCTCAGGAAATTTACTTGGCTATACCAAATAAGTGGGAAACTGTCAAGCTCCAACCACTTTCATGGTTCCCACGGAGTAGAGTTCTGACATAACTTCATACCTAAGGGCATCATATAAATGGTCTGGAACCCCATCAGTCACAACGTCATCAGGGTTTTTAGGGTCAGCCGGAAGATCAGGTATTGTTGAGATGCAGTGAATACACCTATCCACAAAAAATAGGGCAGGTCTTTCCAGAGTTTCTTCATGAGCGGCAAACATGAGGCTTCTCATTTTTAAGGCCCCAGCAGTTCTGGTGCCTTTAGCTTTATCAGCCTTTACAAAATTAATACCTCTGGATGTGTACTCGTCAATTACACTCAGTTCTCCATCCCAGATTTTCCAATCAGCTCGTCCTGCTCTTACTCTACCTCTTAATCCCCAGCCTTCTTCTTTCTCTCGCATGGTTCCAGCTATCTCATCGTGTTGCCAGCGTAGGCCTTCATTCATTTTTTTACCCCCTGCATAACCATACCATTCCCTATAAACAATAATGGTATCATTGGGGAAGTACCGGGTAGTCCCGTCCTTAAATATAACATGGTTGCTACCTTTTACTCTGGCAACAATTACGTATCCAAATGGGGATGAGTAGCCCGGGTCATAAGCTCTGGTAATTCTCCACTCCTTGGGTACATCGAAGTCAGGTATGACATTCTTTTCTTTTTTAAATGCATCCGCGAAGAATGCTGCACCACCAGCGTTCCAGTCACCCTCACCCAGTTGAGCATACTTTACATCATCGCCCATTGATTTTAACTGTTTGTCATAGGCAACATGATCCACATGAGGATTATCTTTGGCAAATGCCGGAATAAACATACATCTATGGCCAGCCTCGTTTACAAATTCTGTCATGGCGGGTGCCGGGTCGATGTACTCACCTTTAAGAAAGCCATGAGAAATACCACCGGGGTTACTAGTGAGTTGCAGGCGTGGTAAACGTGCAGCCCAGAAAGGGTCTTCTATTTTAAGTGACCCAAGACGTAAACGAGATGGACAGTGACCAATAATTTCAGAAGATATAAGTGCTGCCTCATCAACAATGATAAGGACAAACTCAAGACCTTGTAAGTTTTCTATTGTGGTGGGGATATGTTCAGCATGCATCATATGTATAGCTGCACCATTATCAAAGTTTATAACCATATCAGAATAGTTTATGGAGACTGACTTCTCTTTTATATTATCGGCCAGAATTTGAGGTAATGAAGCATTACCCATCATATAGTTTTTCTTAAGGTTTTTACTGGTATTACGAAGAATGGCTACATGTGCATTTGGTATAGCCATGCACACGGCTGTAGCTAAGACCTTGTTTACAAAGGTCTTGCCACCTGATGCTGCTCCCCCCCAGAACAATTCGTTTACTGTTGTCTGAAAAACTAATGACTGTTTTTCAGTTAGGGTTATGTCCACTATTCTGTATCTTTGGCCTCATCAGCTTTAGCATCATCTTCGGCCTTCGCTATCTCTTCAGCCGCCCTCACGTCGTACTTAAGTCCTTGTAAGTAAACTAAAGCTTTGAGTGACTGCTTGGTAATGATGTCTGAATTTCCTAGTACGCTTTCACTTCGGTTATACAACCCGTCAACAACTCTTTCCAATCTTTCTATCTGCATAGTAATACTTTGCATTTATTAAACCTCTTTTATTTTGGGAAGGTAAAGACGGAGTATATAAGTATTTCATGATATACGCAAGAGCGATGTTAAACGCCTAGAATGCTATCAGCAAACCCATACTCGATAGCCTGTTCGGCGCTTAAATAAACTTCCTCTTTTTTATCCATTTCCGAGGTTAACCACTTTTTAATCTGTTTCTCAGTCTTATCTTTCATACATCCGGAGACTTTCATAGTAGCCACATAAACATCCAGCATCTGCTCCATGCCTATCTCCAACTGTACATTTTCTGTTCTCCACTGTTTTACCGTGCCGGTCATTGCAGAGGTACCAGTGTGGAACATAAAAGTGGAGTGTTTGTGCATAACACGTTCATCCGCTGCACAGAGTATCAGTGAGGACATAGAACGGGCATGAGTATAGTTGATGATTTTTACAACATTTGGGCAGGTGTTAATGGCATCATATATGGCCATCCCTTCCCCCCATTCACCACCACATGTTTTCATGTGAATAGTAATAGGATTTTCTGACTTGTCCTGCAGATAGGTTAGGTTACGAATAAACCTGTTAGCCATGGTGTACTCTACACCGGGTTCTTCAGTATCATTATCCGATCTGGTGAAGGTGTAGGCATCCTCACCAAACAGGAATATCTCGTTAGTCTTTTGATTTATATTGTAATTATGTAGATCACTTAGCGAATGAGGCATTGGGATTGCTCCTTAGTTAATTACCCCTCACAAGCTACACAAGTATCCTTAGCCGCCTGAACACCAGCGAGAGTTCTGACATAGTATAGGCCTTTTATATTCTCGTCAAGTAGAGCCTCCTTATGAATCTGAGCTATGTACTCTTCCTTCTCATCGGCATCAAAAAACAGGTTAAGCGACTGCCCTTGGCAAATATACTTCTGTCTGGCAGAAGCTAAACGTAAAATAGATCGCTGGTCTATCTCGAATGCTGTCTTAAAAACATCCTTCTCATGATCTGATAGCCATGTAAGATGTTGAACAGAACCATTATTATCAATGATCGATCTCATGGTAGCTTTGGTGTACTTCCCCTTCTCCTGCATAATCTCAAGGAATATAGGGTTTATACGCTGCATCTCACCAGTAGATGTGGGTTGTAGAAATACATTAGCGTAGAAAGGCTCTATCCCCTGACTCACCTGACCGGCCATTACCGCCGAAGACATATTGGGAGCGATAGCAGTACGGTGTGTGTTACGAACACCATAACCTTCACACCACTCTGGCTCACCCCAAGCCTCAGCCATCCATCTGGATGCTGCTAGTGATTCATCGTGCATATGTTTGAAGATTAAGTTATTTCTCTGATGAGCATCAAATGACTCAAAAGGTATAGAGTTCTTCTGCAAGTAAGAATGGAATCCTAAAGTTCCTAGTCCAAGTGATCTAGCTCTTTCAGTATATCTTACTGCTTTCTCTAAGCCACGAATGCTCTTACCACGCTGCACAAATTCCTCAGCTACACAATCCAAGAATATGGTGGATACAAAAATGGCTCCTGTGGCAAAGAGATCATCAAAATGGAATAAGTTGATACTGGACAGTACACATGTGTATGTAAAAAATTCATCAGCATGTAAAGTGATTTCTGTACACAGATTCGAAGCTTTATTTCTCAAGCCGTGGTCGATGTACATTTGAGGTTGTTGCTCATTGACATGGTCAACTTTCCAGAAGTATCCTTTACCGGTCTGCATCTTAACCCATAATGCTTTTTGGAATCGACGAATTGATTCTTCATCTCCATCCTCGCACCGTTGAATAAATTCTCTAGTTATATTCCAACCTATGTTCATACCCTGTGGATTTTTGTGAAGGTGGTCTGCCCATTCATCGAAGTCACCGTGATCTATGTCTAAATAACCAGCCCATGACCCCCGTCTTACCCCGGCTTGTGACACATCTCTCGCATCTTGTGAGAACCCTATCAACACTGGCATAGAACCTTCTGCCTTACCACCTTTACTTATTTCTGATCCTCTGGGACGTATACCGCCCAAGTAAGCAGACGTACCGAAACCTTCTTTAGTAAGTAAAGCTGACTCATGACGGGCAGTATAAAATCCATCTATACTATCACCCACAGTTTGTCCTGAACAACTCACAGGGCTTCCGCGTTTTGTGCCGCCATTTGAAAGCACCGGACTGGATGGAGCTAGGTGGCCTTTCGCCATGACATTATAAAATACCTCTTCCCAAGATGTACCATAGTTCTCTACAATTCTGTCGTATAGTGGATGAGACTTATTTAAGAAACTGGGGGCATGTCTAGCCATACATGTGGCTACCCTTAAAATCTGTTCATTGTACCCATCAGCTTGGTACTGATAGGTACTTTTGAACATATGCCAGCCACCAGTAGTGAACCACTCAGGTAGTTTCCCATCTTTCTGCATCTGTTTTCTTTCGGTAGAAAGTTCTTCATATATATCAGTAGTCATTACCATGTAAACCTTTCTTGATTCCAGTTACGTGTATACTCTGCTCCACTGACATTAAAGAAGTCATGTAGTTTGATGGAATTAATACTATCATAAAAAGTGTCCGCAATGGGGTTATATGTAACAGTAAAAATATTCTTTATACCTAAGTCAGACAAACAAATATTAATTCGACTTTCTACAAAGTGTTTCAACTGGGTGGAGGTTATACCCTCGATTGCCCCCTTTTCAAAAATCATGTCAATGATTTGACACTCATGATCATATAATACTTTGGCTGCATCGGTAATGGATTTTACTAATTTCTCCCATTCTTTCTCTGTAGTGCCAGACTCTTTTTTCAGCACTCCAAACAGCCAAGCTCCACCTTTTTGGTGTAAGTTTTCATCTCTGACCGAAGCATTGATCCCACTGACAAGGTTCTTAAGTAAATTCTTACCACCAGTACGGTAGTGCTTTATAAAAGCAAATGAAGAGTATAACACAGCCCCCTCGACTATACTAAACACCCCTAAAGAAAGTAAATCATCTTTAGACTTAATTAAATCACTAATTTGGTTCATACGAGCATTTAGTGTTGGGTTATTAACATAGTCTGTATAGAACTCTTCTGTATCCAGATGTAGTACTCGATTAACTTCTGAATAAAAAGGAGCATGCATGTTAAGCTCAGCATAGGCAAATGCATTAGCCATACGTTGGATACAAACTCTAGGAAATTTTTTAGCTATTCTACCACCCCAGTACTCATTACCCGCTACTAATTCGTACTTGGTGAATAGCTTTAGTATAGTAACTACAGCATGCAACTCAGACTCTGTTAATTCTGTCATGAGTTCGTGCAAATCATCCTCCACTGGAAACTCTGTTGGAGGCCAAGCGATACTAAATTGAACTTCAGCAAACTGTATAGCTTCCGGGTATGTAACTACATAAGCTTCTTGTTTTTGTTGACATAATGGTTTAGGCATTTCATTCCTTTTTAAACTTTAAATGTATTGTTCTTGTGCTGGTTTAAACCAGCACTTATTATTTGTAAATCATCTAATGATTTTTCTACCTTACACGTACAACACTTTTTCATTTACATTTAGTTCCATGGATGGGACAAGTCGATAGGTGCTTGTATTCATCCGATGGATAGATATTTATATTTTCAAAAACTGGACACTGACATCCCGGCAACTCCCAAAACTTATGATATTTTTTATGTTGTTCAAAGCCCCATGCTTCTTGTATTAAATAGTTTATTCCTGTTACCTTACTAGCTAATTCTTTTAGCACCGATGAATCTTCTAAGCCCCGCATCTCTCGGTATAAGTAGTATTTTTCTACATTAAGCTCCACGAGGACGTCTATTTCCTCTTCACTCAACTTCTTACGGGCTAGTAATTTTTTACTCAGTGTTTCTCTAACAACTATTGCTACTTGGTCTCTATCAGCAACCACTGCTTATCTCCTCATTGGAGTAGCTATGATAACATGGCATTACTACAAACTTGTCAACATCACCTTCTATATCTCCACCTTTAGGTGCTGAGTTATATACTACCTCATCTTTAGTATATAAAACGACATGTTGGTTACCACGTTCGTTTAAGCCTATCCCCATAACATTCTGAACACCAAAGTGTTGGTCTTTTTCATAAGGGAATATTTGTAAGTCCCATGCATACAGGTAAGAGTCTACTGCTGCCCAAAAGTCCTCATGCTGTGAAAAGTTTGGGATACCACCTCTTGGTATTCCTGTAGCAACAGAAAGTACATTTGCAAAACAATCCCCTTCACCACCCGTTTTTTCTTTTATATAATCCTGTAACATTATTATTCCTCTACTAGGTTAAGTGCTAACCAAGCTATAAATATAGTTTTAAGTTCATCTGGGATAAACGTACAAGCACCACGACCACGATATACTTTCGCAGGTTTGTCGATATGTTTCAACATATTTTGTACTTTTAGGTTATCTAGAAAGTGAGCTGGCTTGTGAGTCTTTGTACCCCCCTCATCAATCGGTACCATCTCTGTGGCATTAAAGTATCCTTCCGGAGTCATATATCCACTCATTAGAATTGTTTCCCCCCTGCTTCTTTTCGGTTCTCGATTTTATGATCCGCACGTTGTGTGTTATAAACTAATTTTTCAACTAGTGCTCCACCAATATCTAATTTATGAGCTTCACAGTAATCTAAGATACGAATTATTGTGTCTGCTAGTTCCACTTCTTCCATACTGCGGTATGTTAAATGGTCGTCCATTAAATTCTTACGTGCTCCTTCCATAGCTTCAGAAATTTCTGAGTGCATGAGACAAAACATCTCACCTTTATTACGTTCTAATGGTTCCCCAGTTTCTAGGTTAGTCCACCAGCCTGCTTCTTTGGCCAGACCATGGCAAAGGTGCATAGCTATATTCATATCTGAGGCTATCTTTATTCTAAAGTCTTCATTTTGAAGAGCTTCTCCGAAATTGGTCGTCATACTAACTCCTTATTTTAAAAAATATTATTTAATATTCTCCACTTCTCATCTAATATGTTGTATACATCTTTGTTTTCTAGTTCAAACCACTCACCTTGTAATCTTTGGGAAGAAAATAGTTTGTGCACATTTCCCTCAGTTTTAACACCCGAACATTGAAAATAACCTGTTATGTCTAGTACAGCCGCGTTCCCGGTTTGTAGCCCCTTCAACCTTTTTTCTATTTTTTGGTCTGTTGTGAAGCCTATTTTATACACTGAAGTATTTCTCTGATTTATCAGGTAAACATAACCCTTCTTCTGATTACCATTAAAGAGGGAAAAATGGTGGTTGTTGGTGGACTCAAAAGCTGAAAATTGATGCCTCCACTTCTCCCAGTAATGTTTTACTGATTCACACCTAGCTAAATTGTCTTGCACCTCATTTAATACAATATTTTTCCAATCTATAGGTGTAAACCAGAATTTGGTTATGGTGACATTAAACCTATCTGACGCTCCATTACCCAGCATCCAATCTTCATGGCTGGAGAGGGAAAAAGGGTTAGAAATAATGTCAGGTGGTAAGCTACCATAATAATCCTTACAAGCTTTTTTGTATACCTCTTTAAGAACATTAGAGTGTACTTGTTCTTCTTCCCAAGTCAAAAACTCTTCTTTTCCAGTTCTAATCGAATATTCCTCTTCTGATTCTACATACTCGCTGAAATACTCTTCATAAATCTTTAAGACTTCTTCAAAAACAGGAGGGTATATTTGTTCCAACATTACATACCTCATCCCCGGGTCAGAAGCATATAATGCAGCTAACCAGCAAAAAACTTGTCTGTATATTAAGTCTATATCATTTTTTAACATCCAGTCATAAAGCTTATCTGGGATGTCTATGCCAAAAACATACCCATACGTTCTGGAGTCTAAACCAGTGAAATCCCCCTTAGATACAGCAAGCTTTATATCACGAAATTGCTCATAATTATTTTGTGACCCTATATATAGAGATAGACCATCGCAACCCGAACTATCCGTACGAGTTCTTATATACTCAACACAAGAAACTCTTTCTAGAAAACCTTCTCTAGTCTCCTTTTTTATATGCTTATGTACATATGGGTTTATAACAACAGTCACATTAACTCCTTATTTTAAATGTACAATAAACATCTGTACTTTCATTAGTTACATAATGGGTCATTTCTACCACCCTGCTCCCAGTATCTAAAGGTTTGTGGTTTATAAATGCCGTATAATACTTATCATACGCTTCTGGTTGTTTTACTACGTTCACGTCTACACTAAAACGCATGATCTTTCCTCTACTTAAAGGGTTCTGATTCGAAAGATTCTACTATAAATTCTAAAGACATTTTATTACCTTGGTCGGTGTAGTATTGTTCCACGCTGAACCCTCCCGACTTCAAGTGATGAGTACCACCGTTTGCCCGGGCTATGAACATTAACATAATACCCGCATGCTTCTTCAGGTCATCTACTGTGGGGACTCTATTATGTCCTTCACCAAAAGAATACTTCCAACCCATAAACTCCATGATATCATGGACTCTGTTGAAATCAAAATTGTTTAGTATCTCCCGTATTTGACGATACACACCAAGGTCTACTTCTGGCATTATTCTACTCTTTAGTAATTAATTCTAGTATTATCTACGAGGTCTTCGGCGTGTTCCGTAAAATTAAATCCAAGGCGTTCACATAACTCTTTGTAACGCTCAAGCTTTTCCATTATTTCGGTTTCTATTTTTATAAATTCATCTTCTAAACTACTCATGATTTTATCCTATATTATACACATGGACTTTTAGTCCCGCTTTAGTAGCCAAGTTTATCATATGCATGGTGCCTTTGCTAGAGCCGTCCCATAGAGCCACGAGTGCCTCAGCTTTCTGTGCCATTTCAGAATTACGAATGTACCCGGCACTTTTCCCATGGGTGTTCCAGTCGGCTGGAAATCTTTCCACCGGTACATCATTCTCACCGGCCCATCTCTCTCCAAAGGTATCAGCTCCACGAGCTGTACCACTTATAACGACCGAGGGTGCCCAATCTATCTCTTCTAAAGCTGCCAACAGGTGAGCGTAAACAACGTTATCTCTACTTCCAGCTATAATTGTTCTCATTAACCACTCCTAGTAAGTAAGTAAGATATAAAAATTATCCATAATACTACAACCCACACTTTCTTAAGCGTTTCTTTATCCATAATCTTAGCCCTCTGTGCTATCAAGGCCACGAGGGAGGTCTAGGCTCACCACATGACACAAACACTACTGTTAAGATTACCAGTATAGCAAATTTTATAAGCATAATAAAGAGTCTCCGTTTATTACTTTTAACCCATCCTTGAATTTACGTATAGTAAGCTTCCCCGTACTATTATACATATTTATGGTGGGGATACCTTTAGAATTAACATTACCACTGACAGTTGCTAATTTGTATTTCCCTGTATACCGACCATTATGCCTGAGGGCATCCAACATATGATCTGAATGGTGCCAATAATGATCTGCATCCGACTCCATATCCCCTAAAGTTATAGTACCAGTATACTCTGGTGTCGGTTCAGGAACAAGAGCTGCAGCCTTGCCAACTACTACAGCAGCTGGTATAGCTACTAAGGCTTTTAAAAAATCACGTCTTTTCATCCTCTTATACTTACCCTCATTTTATTAAGTTCATTTTGAGGGTACTTATTTACTAGTGCCCACTCATTTAGCTCTTTAGCATATTGAACACACTCCTTGGCTGGTAGGTCTGCCGTGTCCTCACAATATCTCTTAACATGGTTATATAACTCTATCCTACGCTCATCGGGTTTTAGTAATGCAGCTTCTAGTTTAAGCATGCCCTTTGAGTCATTCCATCTTGATGCTCCCCATTCAGCGTTCATCGGATAGCCATGTCTATTTTTACAAAGACATCTCTAGCCACATGTTTGTTACGTTCAATAATATCCTGACACATTTTTAGGTGGCTATCATCATACTTAACTTGAGGACTCATTATCTCCTCCAACTGGATGAAAATATTATCCACAAAATTATCCTCTACTTCTATAATAGTTTTTGTGCTCTCCCCTTGCAGAAGTGTCTCAGCACGTTGGGCTAAACGAAGAATAGCCGTAATGTCTGTGGGGATGCCGGTGTCCATGAGGGACACCAGCTCTTCTAGTAGTGCTCTTTCCTCTGTCACAGGCTACGACCCGTTAGGAACCACCACATGGTCTTGTGGGCAGGGGTGCTAACTAAAAGACAAACTTCAGTATCACCACATTTAAAACAGTCTAATTCACTCATAATTTTCTCCTTTTAAGAATTTATGTATTACCATTCACTGGGGGTTGGTTGATTAGACCTGAGGTACCTCTACCCCCAGCTTCAGGCCAAGGACAGTATGAGGTATTTTACGTTGTGAGTCAAGTGTTATCTTTTAGTAACCCTAGGAAAGGGTAAGGAATAGGTGAACAGGTAAGGGCGGGACTCATCCCTTCGATATCATGCCGACCGAAGTTGCCTGTTCATAAATTGGAGGCCGGTGCAGGGTTCTCACCTACCGTGTTCATTATGCCCCAATGACGGAGGACACGTTCGCTCAAGGCGTAAACCGTCCATTGCATGGTTCCAACTACACGAGTCACCATCAACCTATGTTTGCAGCTACAAGGGAGTGGGACGAACCCGAACCTCTTGCTGCTATTTGGTGGGCTAGGTAGGACTCGAACCTACAGACATATTGGCCAAATATGCTATTGACCACACAGTAGCTAACCGCATGCGCGTCTACCAACTTCCGCCACCAGCCCATTAAACTTGGTGGAGCCACTCGGTAACGATCCGAGCCTTCCGCATTGCAAATGCAGAGTCTATCCCGTATAGCAGCCCCTAAATTTGGTGGAGCTAGTCGGGATCAAACCGACGACCTCCGGAGTGCAAAACCGGTGCTCTCTCAACTGAGCTACAGCCCCAAATTTTTGTTCCACCAAACAGATAACCCCACAAACAAGAAATGACTAATCTCTCTTAAATGGTTCATCCGGTGGGGCAAGGAAGACTCTATGCATATCCCACGTTGTCCCTAGCCTCTCACAAGTCACTGCTACCCACTAAGGAATTATTTTAACTGGTAGGCCGAGGCGGTTACGATCCGCTCCTTCTCCCTATTATGAGTAGGGTGCTTCACCAATTAAGCTATCGGCCTGAAATTAATAATAGACAGAGCAGAACGCTAACTCTGCATCTTGATAACACTAGCCGGGTTTACACCTTCACCGATTCGCCAAGATCGAGGAGCCTTGGTGTTCGGCTCCCCTGTACAATCGCTGACCCACGTTAGTGGTGTCTTAGTACTACCTGTCTAAACTGTTACTGAGTCGTGGAGACTAGTTACATACCACCCATTCCACCACCCATACCTCCACCCATTCCACCAGCACCCATACCACCCATGCCGCCGCCCATTCCGCCACCGCCCATTCCGCCCATATTATATTCTCCTAAGAATAATTACTATGTTTATAAAAGTACTACTTGGTTAAACTGGTAGACAAGGTAGGGTTCTCACCTACATATGTTAGCAGCATATTTTAGTGTAGGACTTATGGTATCACCATCCCGCCTAAGACCTGTGGTTAGCAGGTATTAATTCTCACTAAATGCATGTACATGCACCTTGTCCATAAACTGGTCGGCTTTCCGAGACTCGAACTCGGCACCCTCCGCTTAAGAGGCGGTTGCTCTACCAATGATGAGCTAAAAGCCTAAATTTGGTAGGTCGTCAGGGACTCGAACCCCGTCTTACTGGTTAAAAGCCAGTTACTCTAGCCTGTTGAGTTAACGACCCAAATAAATAGAAGGCCTAAAACTCTTATAGATATAGCTACAAGTATTCAAATAAGTTAGAGGCCTTCTTTACGACATCTGGGGGCGGATTATACTGACTTTAAACTGGTTGTCAAGCCTTTTCTTCGTAAAACACTAAAGAAATTAATTGATCCTTTATTACTCCACCATTTTTTATAGTACACACTACAGGTATTGATTCTTTGTCCGGGCTTTCGTAATACATTTTCACTTCTTCTTGATCTGACTCCTCAAGAATATCCAGTATAGCTCTTAGTTGTTCAGTCCGCATTCAGCAACTCCCTAGTTGGATAAATTTTGTAATAAATTATAATCGCTACAATTCCTAAATTACCAATGTAATTTGCGATTAGTGGTAAACTTAGTTCTGGTTGGAGGGCTACATAGGCAAGCATAAATATTTCACCAAGTAACCATAAGATAACAAACATTATGGCGATGCCATCACTGTTTTTATTTTTATAACTTTCGTAGGCTTGAGGTGCCCCGCATATCGCGAAAAAGAAAGCCCCAAGCCACCCTATGGACTCTAGTATCATTCAGGTATTATACGGAGTAGTAGGTACTCCGTCAATAAAGCTAATAGTTAGGCTTTCTCAGTCTTCGACAGACGTTGTGTATCTGTGGCGCGTCTGGCTGGCTGTTCCTTAGCTTTAATATCTTGCTTAGCTCTCTTCAATCCCTTAGCTAGAGTTTTAGAAGAAAATTTAGCAACCCCATAAGGAGTATCCAGTTCGATCATTGACATTTTTATATCCCTTGTTGGTTATATTATTAATGGAGTGCCCATTATACGTCCAACTGGGGGTGTCGTCAAGTAACTAGGAGAGTGTAGGGCAGACCTTACTATTTGAAAAATGGAGGTAGATGTCAGATTCGAACTGACGCAGGACACAATGCCTGTACGAGTTAGCAACCCGCTGCTTTCAACCACTCGGCCAATCTACCATAACTTGGCGGAAAAATGAGGAGTCGAACCCCTAACACACAATGGTCACCTACGGGTTCAAACCGTATCGCCAGCCAACCTAGCGGATTTTTCCAAAACTTTTTCATCCGGCCAGTGCGCTTCCATATGACAATTAGAACATAGGAGGTCGCACTTTTCTAATTCTATAGCCAACTTTTTATAGCTGGTTTTCTGGTACCGGTTAAACGAGAATTCTTTCTCACTCGGGTCTCTATGATGAAATGTTAGTGCAGCCCTACATTTTTTGTACCCGCAAACTTGGCACTCCCCACCTAGATAGTCTAAGCACCACTGTTTTTTCTTTCGCCTATGTTCCTTAACCCTCTCCGTATTACATACCTTACAGCGGAACCCGTTATTATCAGTTCGTTCATAATGCTCTACAGAGCCGTGTTTTTTGCATTCTTTTATCATAAGGATTAACCTACCACGTAATCCTTATCTTGTCAAATTGGTGGTCAGAGATGGAATCGAACCATCACGGGGTCTAGCCCCTGTACGGTTTTACAGACCGCCCCCGCTTAAACCAATATCGAGCTTCTGACCTTAAACTTGGTGACATGAATGGGATTCGAACCCATGAACCCTCGTGAGGACTAGGTTGAGAACCTAGCTACTTTAGCCACTTGTATATCACGTCGTAAAACTGGTATTGCGAACGGGATTCGAACCCGTGAACCGGTACGGACTAGGGTGAAAACCTAGTTACTTTAGCCACTTGTATATCGCAACATTAAACTTTTGCGGAGAATAAGGCCTCTAATCTCCGCACTAAACTGGTACCGTAGGAGGGAGTCGAACCCTCAATCCTTGCGGCGTTGGTTTCTAAAACCAATGTGTATACCATTCCACCACCACGGCTTAAAACTTAAATTTGGTATCGGAGGAGAGATTCGAACTCTCAATCCCAAAGGCGGGGGATTTTAAATCCCCTGTGTATACCCTTCCACCACCCCGACATTAAACTGGTAGGTCAGGAGGGACTCGAACCCTCAATCCTTTCGGCGCGGGGTTTGAACCCACTGTGTATACCACTTCCACCACCGACCCATACTAATCTACTTCTATATCTTTTAGCTCCTCATCTGTCACTGACATACCCATTTGTAGTCTGTAGATTTTGTCCATGAACTCTGCTATCAGCAGGTAGTCCTCTGGTATAAACTTACAGATATTAAAGTCCTCAGTGACTCTTAAATCTTTACGTTCTATGTCGTACTCTAGTATCAGCCGACCTCTAAAATAATATTTCATTCTATACTCCCAAACATAAAAAAATGGGCTACCTTATTCGGGTAGCCCATCTGTGTTATTACTTTGAAAAATTAATTAACTAAATACTTTTTTCCTCACACAGATGAGCCGAATCCAAGGATTCAGATAAATAACTCAGTTCTGATAGGAGGTTAAATGTGTTCATGGGGGTGATTATACTCTTCTTTTTGATTGTGTCAAGTCCCTTTTTGAAATTAAGTTGCGGAGGGAACTCGAATCCCACACTTCACCCTCTTATAGGTGCGTTCTTCCTCTTAAACTACGCATAAATTGGTGCCCCCGGAAGTGCTCGCACCTTCGTCTTCCGGGCTTCAACCGGACGCTTGTAACTATCTCAGCTACAGGGGCAATAAATTGGAGTACCGAGGGGATTCCGCCACCCCATAAAACGACTTTGCAGGCCGCTGCCTATCTTTTCGAGCCACCGGTACATTATTTTCCTGTTCTTAAATATTGTGCTTTCCGTACTTCTTTCCTTTTTTCTACACCTTGCCTTTCTTTGTATTCTTTTTGCCATCGGTTGCTTGCTTCTTGTAATTCTGTTTCGGAAAAGTATTTTTTATACGGCGTTCTACTAGCTGCATAGTTACAAGACTTATGACTGAAAGCTATATTTTCTAAGTTAAAGTATAGTCCCAGAGGGTCTTCGCTGTCCAACCAAGGTTCCATGTGCTCAATACTAAAAGTATCCCTCGTCAATTCCTCTCCACATTGAAAACAAGTATGACCTGCTTCGATAAGGAGTTTAAACAACACATCTTTAACTAACCTATGTGAAGCGGTGCTAGGATTCATACCTAATTGTTCTGATTTCTTCTTACTCATGACTACCTCCTCGGTGTCTTTAGTGACTCATCAGTATATCACCTTAAAATCAAAAAGATAGTCTAAACTGGTCTGAGTGGTAGGAATCGAACCTACGACCTCTCGCGTCCAAGGCGAGTACTCTACACAAACTGAGCTACACTCAGATTAAACTGGTCAGAATAGTAGGATTCGAACCTACGTCCCCGCGCCCCAAACGCGGTGCTAAACCAAACTCAGCTACACTCTGATAAAACTGGCGAGAAAGGTAGGATTCGAACCCACCCGCTTCGGCTTTGGAGACCTTGCCGCCCCTAGGCTGACTTTCCCATTAAACTGGCAGAGGATGAGAGGCTCGAACTCCCAACATCAGGCTCAAAACCTGAGGTGTTACCATTACACCAATCCCCTAAACGTAAAAAGGCGAGATACCTTATGAGTATCTCGCCTGTGAATTCTGTTATTTAAAACTTAACTAACTAATAACTTTTTTCCTCACACAGACGAGCACCGAGCCAGAATGGGCACGGTTGAAAGAAGCTGGGCTGTTGTGAATAAGTTTTCATTCTGCGTATCATACTCTCTTTTTAGGATGTGTCAAGGGCTTTTCTTAAATATCAACATAATATGTTACTCTACCGCATTTCTCCCAAGTCTTAGGGTCTGTCCATGACTCTGTAACTTTAGTTATCTCATTCTTACTAAACCCTGCTGACATAGCCTCGTTTATGTTGTTGAAATGAACTCTAAAACTTACTTCACTGAAATCATGGGTACTCATTTCGGAACAGTCCAAATGTCAATAGGTAATCCTAGGCCATTCACTAAATCACGAAGTTTTTTCTCTCCAGAGCTGCTAGGTTTAGTTATTAGTAGGATACCGGCTCGTTTGCCTGTGTTATGAGCGTACCAGAGTGCTTGAGCTACAGACTCCTTCCACTTGGTATCAAAATCAGCCTCAATGGCGTGTGTGGCTGTTAGACAATCAATATAGCCCTCAACCTTCCCAGTGTACTGGTCACGTACAGTGATGGCTGACCCTTCCCATAGGCCGTTTTGGCTTTTACACCATGGCACATTGTAGTCCTTTTCTAATGCTTGAGCATTAAAAGAGACCGATAATAATATTAATATAACTAGGTATTTCATTTCGTAGCCTTTAAGTAATCTTGTAAAATTTTACTATGGTCAAAAGCTAAATTTGTCGGATAAGATAACATGTCACCAAGGAATATGTTGGTGGCATCATCTGCAGCCTCTGGAGTACCCCCCGCCTCAGCCATAAACACTACGCTGACAACGGGCATGCGCGGATCACGACCGGGATCGGAGTAACAACCTAACAGTCCTTTGAGAACTATATCTAATGATGTTTCCTCTTTAGCCTCACGGATTGCCGCTTGCTCTAAAGACTCGCCAATGTCCACGAACCCCCCGGGGAATGCCCAACCATGAGGTGGGTTCTTCCTCTCGATAAACACGAGTGGACTATAAGGTTCATTAGGCATCTTAATGATAATATCAACTGCTAATAGTGGTGTCTTAATCATAAGCCTTCCCTGTATCTCAACTCATTCGCAAATATCTCGCGCACAATCATAGAAATATGGTTTTGAGTTTTCAGTATAGCTTTAATGTGGTCATCACTCATAGCCATAAGAGGTTTGTAGGTAAGAGGCTGGTCACCGTTTATGCCTCTACCACCCCACTCGAATCCGGCACGAATTTTTTCATGGGCATCATCAGAGTAAATACTTAAATCTTCATGTGGGGCATCCTTATTTAGATTACAGCGTTGGTAGTCTATCCCGCCATCCACCATATATTCTAAGCCATTTGCATCCTTATGAGTTACATAATCATGTCTAGTACGGCTAGTAAGAATGGTACCATCTGGGGTTTTAATCCTGTTCAGTAGTAATGTGTTCATGTAGCGATACCTCCTCTTTATAAAAATAATAATTTCTAGCCATTTTAGAACCTGCTTTGCGTTTTAGTTCTACAAAGTAGTCATACTTTTCAAAGTCGTTTTCTAAAAGGATGCCCTCTTCCCATTTCTTCCAGCGGCCTAGAGGATCATTCGTCATAACTGTAACTATAATATTAGGCATTATAAATTTCCATTATTGATAGTCTACCAAAATCAAATCCACTCCCGGTATCCAAAAATATAATATTTCCTAAGCGTGTTACTTCTTTAAAAACACTATGACCGCAGTAGACATTATCCACTCCAGCTACTATAATATTATGACGACTCTGGCCAGTACTTCTAGCCATCTTTGCCAGCTTTCTAGACCACAGCATTACATTGACATCATATATAGTGGGGTGTTCTACATCCGACCATCTTCGTGTAGGTGGTTCTGCATGACATATACCTACCTTGCCGTTAGCTGTTTTGACTGTCATAGCATAGGGTAGCTCCCTAACTTCGTTACATAGCTCCCAAAGTGTATCAGGAAGAACATCCACTGCCCACATTCCTCCGTTAGCTAACCACATCTCTCCGTCCATGCCATCTAACACGGAATTTAGCATCATGTCTTCATGATTACCTTGTACAGCATGGAACCAAGGCTCTCTGATTAGCTTCAAGCATTCTAAACTCTTCTCCCCACGGTCTATAATATCACCAACGGAAAATAAGCGATCCTTCTCGAAGTCGAATCCCATATCATCTAAGAACTCAAACATTTTATCATACTCACCATGAAGATCGCCCATGACATAGTCACGCCCGACAGGGTTCATCTCATAATGTTTATGGTACAATGATCTCATTCTTCTCTCCGTTTTATTTTGGTGGGAACTTACAATCTTTCATGCGCCCATCCCACGCTGATCTAATGGGTACTCCGCCTAGGTTTATACAAGCTACCGACTCTTCTTTAAATCTGTCATACGAAGTATCTGCTATAGGCGCTGCTTCTACAATAGCTTTTTGAATCTTTTTAACTTCTTCTCTATCCTCACCTGCACAACCCAATAACATTAGGGGTACAATTAATAAAAGTTTTTTCATTATCCTTTTACCTCCGCAACAATACCCTGACCGGCATCACCACATCTGATCCAGACGTGATCCACGTCTTTCAGTTCTTCCAGAGCGTTGGGCATCTTAACCATTACCTTACCAAACTCTCTGGTGACAATTGCCAAGTGACATAGTCTGTTTCCTATCTCGGTAATGATAGCCTTACATTTCATTCCCGGGATATGATAGGCTTCGCCACCATGAGGTATTACAATTATGCTGTCCTCGGTAACTTCATCCCCACGATCAGGGAAACATACCTTACCTCTTTCCTGTCTACCTCTACCAGCAATTATATCTATATCAAATGTGTTCACATACTTATCCTCTCTAAATAACGTTCATGGTGTTTAGGATTACAAAAGTGTATTTTGTGCTCCACCAGCTTCTTTTTAATAAACCTACCACAACACAAACACTTTGGATGCTTGTGTGGAGTTACAGATGATTCTAACAACGGTACATCCGTAGGTGCATCATCACCATCCTCCTCAGCGGCTTTAAATATTAACCAATTAATAAACATCTCAATTGGTACGTCCAGAACTTCGTGCTGCTTAACACCGAGATCGCCTAGATCTTTTATAAATGCCTCTAGTAAATCGCTGGCATTAATAAACTTATTAAACTCTCTTGTATTATTCCCCTTGTGGGTAACAATGGCTTTATCATCGAGTACTTTAAAGTTACCAAAACTATCTACTTTGAGAACACTACCATCTGGTAAATGTAGCTCAGAGTTAGGTTTAACTTTTACATCACCATCCACATAAGTGGGGTCACGTTTTATAACATCTTGAAAATCAGATACTGTTAGACCACTACCTCCAGTAGTAGATGTATTATACCAACCGGTTGTAGCAGTTGCGGAGGTAGAAGTATAGTTGCTCACAGTAATATGACCACCCTGCCCAATAGTTATACTACCATTACCACCATTAGAAATTGATATGCCTGTACCAGCAGCCATCTTATTTTATCCACTTATTACGAAGTAGCATAGCGGCAGAAGATGTCTCCATCTTTAGTGACTGATGACTCCAAACTCTCTCTGTTCTATCAATACTATCCCCCCACTTACTGTCCCACCGTTCGCCCGTCACTTGTCCGTTTTCGATAACACGGCAGTGTTGGTGACCACAATATGGACAAATAATAGTATGGTTACCTTCGATATCAAAATCTATAGATGCATAGAAGGTTTTGTTACAATCATGACAGTGCATGTCCGTACGTATAACACCTTCAGCTTTACCATCTTCTGATATGGCTTCCTGCATCTTAGTTTCTCAGCTCACTAACAGCTCGTTGGATTTTGTCAATAATAGTTTTACCTTTACGTCCAACATTCTCTCTTAAATGGGCATACCTATCCCCATCAAAAGTGGAGCCACGCATCTCCATCGATTTAGCCAACCGTTGGGCAGCGTTTAGTTGATCTTCTGCTGAAGCGAAGCGCATGCCATCTTTTCCACCCACAGACATAATCTTATCCCAAGGGAAAGGTGTCTTGTCATGAAAAACCCAACCACTGTCTACTTTAGCATTCTTGCTCCCATAAGAGAACGTTTGCTTGAAGCCTTTTTCAGGCATAGCATCACGGTACTCAGTAATAGGGTTTTGTGCCATATCAAAGATCGAATAAATAACTCGACCACCTTCAGTGGACTCGACGAATAACAAACTTCCATCATCGTGTTCACCCCAAACGCCCATACCTAGCACGTCACTTTTCGCACTCCCATGACCCGGGACATCTTGTGTACTCATATTATTCTCCTACTCTCTCATCTTCATGGTGATAGTTTAAGGGGTTATAGCCGGAGATAGTACCCTCACCCATTATATCCTCAAACTGTTTGATGAACTCTTGATCTTTAGACTTAACAGTTAAGTCTTTTTCTTCTAGGTCACCATAGATTTCTGAATGTTTACCTAACACTTCACCAAAATAAATTTCTTCGCCTATGATCTTATCAATATCTGATGTGTTAGCAATAAACAATCCAGTTAGGTCTCCCATTCTCCCACAGTCCCAATAAAACTCATATATAGCTTTCATATTATTCTCCTTTATTTATTTTGTAGTACGTAGTTTACCTGCTGAAGAGATATCGAATCAGCACATCTTTCACAAACTGGTACAGCCTTTAAACTTATATTAAATACATTAGGTGTTTCTTTTCCACAAACAGAACATGGACTCGTTTCAAAGTCCACAGGTTGATACTTAGGGTGCTTTATCTCCAAACTTACAACGCCAGCAGAAAACAAAGCCTCTTGGCAATCTCTACAAGCATATGTGTGACCCTCCAAAATGGCTCGGGCACCCTTAGCTTTGTTACCAGCCTCTTTAAGAGCTACTTCTTCAGCATGACCTAACTGCTGACAAATAGTCGTGCACTTTGTGTAGTCTTCGCCGGGTTCTCTAGGGCACACCTCTTGTGGGTTAGCACACCAGTTGGCTCCGAAGATTCTCTCTCCGTCTGCCGCCACTAACGTACACCCTACAACAAGTTTAGCACAATCTCCCCTATTCATTATTTTCTCCTAAAGCCTTTTTTCGAGCATCTATCATATCATCTATGTGACCCCCTGTCACGACTTTTTTATAAGTTTGTTTGAATCCGGACGCTTTATCTTTTACCTCGTTCCTCCCACCATGGTAGTCTCTTATAGTAGGGGCAAGGGTACGTCGAGCTTCAGGAGGTGCCTCATAATATGCAAGTATAAGTCTGGCTAGTTTATTAAAGGCTTCTTTCTGGTTAGCAGGCCTCTCACGGTTACTTTGGCCGGTGGCCATTAACCCCGTTTCTATATGAGTAATCCTACAACAATTTGGATGCTTATTACGATATTGACCCCCACCACCTGTTCCAGAGAACCACTCCAGTCGGAAATCTTTCTTTGTTAGATGTAGTTCTTCCATTACTCTCTGTCATTCCCAAATATACCATTCCCCTTTCTCATACAACCCCCACGTAGAGTACGTCTGGCTTCATGTTGTTCACTTCGACCATATATTAGGAAACCATTCTTATATTTGCTCCTTGGTCTCCATAGGAGCCATCTCTCCCCATAGAAACTTAACCAACGTGCTCTAGAAAATCCAAAATACTTATTTTCAAAGTTTCTCTTGGAAAATTTATCACACCAAGTGCACATCAGGAATGGTCTGTGCTCGGGCGTAAATTAAACTTTGTGCCTTTAAGAGGTTCGAATTCCTCAAGTGTAAACACAGTTTCTACTCCATCAATAAAAATCAAACGGATGTGCTCTACATCACTACTTCTAGCACCGGGAGTGAAATCTTTATGTAAGAAGTCCATACCATGTAACTCCATGACTTCTGCTTTTTCTTTCACTTCATCAACAGTCAACATTTTGCTTCCACCCATTAACTCCCACAGACCTTGGTATTCTTTTCGGTCTACGTTATCCACATAGGGTTTGTAATGTATGGTATCCATGTCTGCTAAATCATTCATGGATTTAGCAACGTCTTCTAAAGATGGCTCTACGTCTCCATACAACATAACTTCTTTAGACTTAGACCTTAGAATGTCCATAGCTGTGCCGCCTTTATCAAGGTGTACACCACTGATCTGTATAAGCCCGTGGTTATGAACTTGGTCATCCACCCACTTTATAAACTTCTCTATTTCTGTCATCATACTATTAGTAAGGCCGCTATGGTTCCGAGCACGGAAGCACCGCCACCCCACATTTTTTCTTCATCTGTACTATTTTCGTCTACTAACTCTCTACCAGCTGCTGCTGCAATACCCACAACAAAAGCTACAAGCCCTCCAAAGAATAGTAATACTACTGCTGTACCAAAGAACCAATACATAAAGTTATTTATCTCAGTTTCGTATTCTTTAAACATTTTATTTCTCCTTTATTAAGTTATTATATCTTTATCCAGCTTACGATATATCCTTCAACGAAGTGATGAATCTTGTTACCACTACTGGTAGCTACCCATCGGTCACCATCTTTGAAAGACACAAACCTGTTACCATCCGCTGCTGTTACTACATACATCTCGTTATTCATTTATCTCTCTCCAAGAATTTTAACATGTCAATTTTTATAGCCATGGCTTCCAGACCTTGCTCGTCTGCTAGTATCTCTTGATCCTCAGAAACTAGGAGCCTTGTTTTTCGTCCTGTACCGGGTTCTTCTACGACAAAACACGTAGCTTTAAGAACAGTACCAAATTGATCTTCCCGTCTAGCATAATCTGTGATGCTATCCTCCTTCCACCACTTGAAGCCTTCGTCATTAATGAAGTCAGGTTCCCTTTCCCACTCATTCATAGCATTAACTCTCTCTGAACCGCTTTTACAAAAGCTCTAGCTCTTGCCTCAAAGTCATACTGCTTGGTATCCGCCATGGACTCTGCCACTAAATCGTAGCCAGTCATTAATCTAAACCTAAGTTTATCACATTCAGCTGTCTTACGTTCTATTTCTATTTCCATAGAATCAAGTGTAAACTTAATAGACTCAATACACTTCCCCGGATGATCAGCACCAACATAGTCACACATGATCTGGTACATCTCTTCAGCCATTGCTTGCGTTTTATCACTCATTACTATTTGAGTCCCTTGTATAGGGTGCTGCCTTATCACAAATAGTACAGTAATCATGAGACCTACCATCACGAAATTCAAAAGGTTCCCAGTTGTGCTCTCTACCATTTATTTCGCAGTCTGGTGATGTGTGGTGGTCTACAGTAAAGCTTTGATGGAGATAGTATGCCTGACCACACTCTTCGCATACTTCTTCTCGCTCATCTTCAGAGAAGTCCTCACCCTCTGGTTGCCATTTATCACCACAATATGGACAAATAGCATTAAGACTGTCTATTTGATCTTCAAACTCACTCATCCGAATAACCACCAAGTCAAAGCAAAGATCATAGCTGTAAGTGCTATGCTGATTAATATAATTTCCACTATTAATTTCTCCTATTCTCTTTCTATAGTCATACAGGTACTGCTATTAACTTCCAGAACTACAAAACTACTATGCCTACTCATTGGCAACTGAAAAATCCAACACCATAACGTTTTCCAGAAACCATTTTCTTTAGCTACCAGTATCTGGTCACCCTCTGTAAAGCCCGGACAACCAGAAAAGGTTAGTTGGGTGTCAGTCACTGGGTAAACCTAGATTCTTGTACTATGGTATATGTTCTCTCAAAAATGTCCTGATCACAGATATATAACTCTTCATCGATACCACACATAAGATAATCCCCGGGTTTACCTTGCTTATAATCACCCTCAAGGGTATTCACTCGAAATTCCTCATCGATCTGTGCGGCCTGAATGATAAGAGGCATTTTCATACAGTTTTGCCAAAGTAAAGGCTCGGAAATCTCTGTGTATCTTTCCGGGAACTGTTTCATTTTAGTCATGGTCATATTCTTCGACTTCTGTTCTCACCGGAGTCTCATTAAAGATTTTTACTACACAATGATCATCATATAATTCCTGCATCAACTCTTCATTCTTTTCAATAAACGAAGCTACTAACTCAAAGTCTTTTTTTAAGTCATCTTTACCCTTCAAGTCCCACAAGTACTTTCCGTCTAAGAAAGACTCGTAGTAATCTTCCACTTCGACATCATCTGAAATACAAACCTCCCCAACACTAAATACACAAGGCTCCCCATCATTAAAGTATGGAGTATACTGTGTCCAGTAAATCACTTTGATTTCTGGGTGAGCTTTAAAGAAGTCCGGGAACACAACATCTGATAGGGCTGATCGAGCCTTCTCTTGATACGCTGTCTTCATATCTTCAATTTCTTTTGCTAATCTTTCTAGTTCTTCCATCAGTCTATCCTCTTTTGTTTTGTAGTTTGTCGTTTTCTCGCCCCACTCATCCATGGTTCAATTCTCATGTTCCTAAGCCACTTATCCACGCTGGGGACAAAGCCTAGGTCTTCCTGCACATGATCTTCTGCTAAATCTCTAACCTGTACCACCTTACCGGCACTATTCTCTAATGTCACACCATAAACTTTTTCAACAATGAAGCACCCAAATGAGCTATGCATCAGTGCCCTATGTCTTACGTCCGCCAGTGCGGACTTTGAAGAGTCAATGAAATTATGAATTTCTAGATAATCTTCAATGACCCCACCGTATCTTTTCACAGAAAGTCTGGCATGGTAATAAGGTTTCATTTTTCTTTTACCACCTCTTTTACAATAACACTGCGATCATCATAAACATAATATTCTGCTTTTTCACCATCTTCCAGAGTATGTCTTTCTAACTTCCCATCAGCATCTGTAAGTATAAGAACTTTTACTTCTTTCTCTGGACTACAATGGGCTTCAACTATTACCGTACTCGTCATTTTTTATTCTCTCTATTTTCCTACGTAAATTATATGGATAAACAGTACAAAACAACTGGCTCTCCACCCAAGAAACATTATTTATAAATCTTTTGTTAGGTAATCAAATACCAACTCAGCCTTAGTTAAACTCCAGCATTCGCTGCCATCTTTCATTAGTATAAGGCGTGTTGGTGGGTAGTCATCAGACGCAAAGCTACATCCAGTGTGTGTATCCAGCTTACCATTGGCTTGTTCCCAAAGCCAAATCATCTTTTGCTCTTCATTCATTTCAACATCTCTAGTTTGTTTTCTGCTCGTACTAACATGAGCAACTTCCCTAAGTTGTTTTCACCTTTACCGTTACACACTCCCCAGAATGTATCACCCCAGTGATTACCCTCAACCAGCTCTTCCATGGCTGTATGGGCTAGTAACTCGGCTGGTGTAGTGCCTACCTTGAATTTTTGTCTTAATAAGTTCAGCATAATATCTATTTTAACTAACTCCCAGTCTTCTCGTAGGGGTATAGCTCTACCAAATTGTTTAGCTGTTCCCGGTGTAGCTAGTTTTTGTACAGCATGACGTATCTTTATGTCTGTAGTCTTAGCAGCTACATACGCTGCTTCCACGGACGTGTAGGCCTCACCGTCCAGCACAACTGGGCACATCCAGAAGTTACTTAAAAATCTATGTTCGTTGTGGAAACTATTGATCACGGTGGTACTCTAACTCTAGCCTGCGGTATGTTTCGGTGTGTTCGTTGTTAACAATTTTTGAGTTGTTTTGGAACCACTCAAGGTTCCTATCAATCTCTTCTTCCAGAGCTTTTATAAACTCCGCAGTTAGTGCGTAAGTGTACCCAGACATACTACACAGAAGTAGGCAAGTCTCTCCTACCTCATCATTACATAAGTCTGCATAGGCGAATAACTCATTAGCCTTGTCTTGGATACCCGTCATGGCCAAATCACTATACACTGTTGACCAGCTCTCATCTTGTCCCATTCTTCTTGTTCTAAGCATGCATCATCTGCTGACCACTCCAGAGAGTAGAAGGTATCATCTTTGAACACACCTCGTTCTATACCGACACCCTCACTAAAATAATTACCTTCTGCATCCCCGGAAATCATTACATCATCATTGGGATTTCAGCTATTAAGTCTTTAACCTTCATCTAAAGGATACTCCGCATTCAATACATCTAAACTTCGGTTCCAAGCTTCATCCATCACTTCAATGTCTGGCTGTATATGTGGGAGTGCTTTGCCAATTATAGTTATAACTGCATCAAGATAATTTTCATCCATCATACTACGCTTACGCCAATACTCTGCCGGTCTACAAGTCCACTCGCTCATAATTCTTCGTCTCCATGAAACACAATATCATCTTCAATTAATACGGGGTGGCCACATGCTTGCAAAAACATGATGGCCTCCTCACGTAATTCTTTTAAACTTTCACCAAGAGGTGTTACTGGATTTTCGGTCATGCCTATAATCTGGCCTGCCTTGTTATAATAG